GAGCTGCCAGATCACCTCCTGTTCCCGGGCGAACGTGAGATGGTCGAGGACTTTAAGTCTGTTGGCTTTATCGGCCGACTGCAGAAGCTTGATGCATCCGGCGGGGGAAATGGCTAGGAAGAAGAAGTTAAAGGTTGAGAAAACCGAGCCTGTCACCCAGTGTGGTGTCACTATTGGCGAGGTAGTGTGGTGTAAGCTCGCCACCAATAATATTGGTCACGGCAGGATTGTGAATATTCATCCGTTGAACAAAGAAGGTCCTGCCGTGACCATATATGATGAGATATCAGGCGCTTATCGTGTTGGGCTAATTAGCGAGATAACCGATGGGTCACCGAAGAAGTCCAGTATAAATAAACTGGCGAAGGCAAAGGCGAAGAGGTTAAAAGAGGAGTGACAGGTGCCAGATAAGCAATGGGTTATTATTTTCGACGGTCCCGATGGTTGTGGAAAGACCAACATTGCCCAGGCGCTAGCCTCTGCTATTGGCGTTCCGTATTTTAAGAACTCCGCCGAGCACAAGTATTTTAGGTCAAATCCAGACTACTTTATCGATGCTATTAGGTATGTCGACACATATTTTACATCGTACCTTGAGGCAACCGGTCAATCCATTATCCTAGACAGGGCGTGGCCGTCTGAGTGGATTTACTCACAGGTTATGGGGCGGGATACGGACATGGATGTCCTCAAGTCTCTTGACACTCGCCATGCTAAGCTGAACACCATTATTATAATTCCCCATCGGACGTCATATGTCGACGTTGATGAGCAGTACGATGAGGTGAAGGCCAGGCTCGAGCAGATTGATACCAAGTACAAAGAGTTTGCCGAGTGGTCCCAGTGTCACACTCTGTTAATGAATGTCGACAGCGAGGACCTCCAGCGCCAGCTAAGTATAATTGTAAATTTTATGCAAGATGCTGGTAACAGTGCTGATAAGCTTTATTATATTATCTAAGTGTTGTCAAGTGAGGCCATTAGGCGTCAATTGACATGAGGTGATATAATTATAGCACATGAGACTTAGGCACTTCGCAGAGACAATAGGTATTTCTTATTCTACTGCTCTTCGAATGTTTCGAAGGGATGAGATTCCCGGTGCCTATAAGCTTCCTAGCGGCACGATTGTGGTGCCAGAAAGCGCTATAGATGATCTGGGGAGGTCGACAGGACTTTCCAATGAAACCCTTATGGCAACAATGGAAATGATCGAGACAGCAGCCAGTGAGGTCCTGGGCCCCGACGACGCCGAAGACCTAATGAGTTTGATTCAAAAAGTGTTGATTGAATACACTAACGAGGTGACCTATGACTGCGATTAGAGTTGTAGAGGCATCAGGATCTAACGGAGAGGTCCAGTTCGCATCCGGTAGCGGCGTTTTCGGAGCTGATGCACGATTTAAGTTTGATGCCGATGCAGTCCGCCTAGAGCTTACAGGGACTGTTGCGGCCGCGGATGGCCTGAGCGGCTCTTTAACACGGTTGGTCGATGGCACGTCTTACCTGATTGCGGGCTCGAATGTAACAATCACCTCTGCATCCAATGGTCAGGTGACAATTACATCCACAGGCGGAGGTGGAGGCTCTGACGTAGGCTGGATAGGACGCTCATCGGGACAGATAGATACTACTGGATCGGTGGGAATTACCGGCTCGCTTCACCTCGGACAGTCTATTAAATTAATAGGAGAGACATCAAATAAGATTGATTTCCAAAGCGGCCAGGTATTGATTCTTTCTGGAGGGGCCCCTATTAGCCCAGACGAAGCCTCAGGTACTGACGTCACTTTCTTTGTATCAGGAACAGATGGAGGAAAGTCAGCCGGAACTGGCATGTCAGTTTTTGGCGGAGACGTTCAGCTGTCCGGTGCCCTCTACCTTGGAAATTCCAGCCAGTATGCCGTTGCACAGGTCGTGGATGGCCTAAATCAGCTTATTATAGACGGCGATAACTACGTTGATCTCAAGGCAGACAATTCTGTCAAGATGTATGTTGGTTCTAGTAATGTTGAGGCAATGGTCGCCCATGGTACTGATGTGGGTGCGGGATTAGGAATTGTAGTAAATGATGATGCCACATCCACAATGGACTTTAGGGTGGAGACCGCCAATAAAACCCACGCTATTTTTACGGATGCGTCTACTGACCAAGTCCTAATACTTTCAGGAGGTGCAGCTACTAGTCCTAACGAGACTACCTATACTGACACGGCATTCTTTGTCTCTGGTGCGATAGGATCAAGGGACACCGCGATTAAGGGAGCAGCGCTCTTTGGCGGTGACGTCGTCATTTCTGGTGCCCTACACGGTGGATCACCCCTCCAGGTCGGTGAGTATCGAACCGACCTGGGTGCTGACATTAACTTCTTTGTATCGGGCGCATTAGCATCCAAAGGAACTGCAGTCCGTGGATCTGCTCTTTTTGGAGGCGACACTGTCGTTTCGGGCGCTATCTCTGCACTGAGCGGGCTTTCTGGATCATTAACACGCCTTACTAATGACACCTCTTACTTAGTAGCTGGAAGTAATATAACCATCACTTCAGCATCTAATGGCCAGGTGACAATTGCGTCCACAGGTGGTGGCGGAGGTGGCACTGTTACAGTCGAGCAGGCAGGTGGATCTAGCACTGCCAGCGTTGATACCATGGTCTTTACAGGATCGGTGGTGACTGATGATGGTGGAGGTCAGGTGACAATCCAACCAGTTATTGGAGCTGCCGAAGATGGCACATACACCGACGGTCTCTTCACCGACTTTATTTACACAACACCTATCGGAACCGCAGTCGACAAGATTAATGAGGTACTAAAGGCTCTATCTCCCACTCCCGCCCCAGACCTGGACGATATAAACTTCCTGGACACTGGCCTATCTGCATCACTGTCGTTTGGCGCCGCATCACCTGTTGGCGGATACACATCAGTGGGCTCCGGCGCTGGCCTCGGTGTGGCGGTCGACGTGAACGGTCTCTACACGGTCGTGACTGCTAGCAATAACATCAGGGCATCGGTATTCGCATTGGATACAGAGCTGACAGGCGTCCTAAATGCTGATGTTGCGCCAAGTAATTACAGCAATGGGACCACTAACTACACCACATCATCATTCGGCAATGCTGAGATAGGTGTCCTTAGGCTGATGGTCAATGGCTCTAATATAAAGGAGATAGACCTGACAGTCGGTGCGATTGGCGACGGAGTTCCAGGCTTAGGCACCGGCCGATATGTCAATGCCAATGGCTCCGGCTTCATAAGTCTGTCCCAGACAGGTTCAGCAATATTCGAGAATGGAAATAGCCTGGTAGCATTCCAGCATCGTACAGGTCGATATGTAGTGGACACAGTTGACCAGCGCAATGGGTGGAATTATGTGCAGGTTCTGCATGTTATGACAGGAAATACTGTCACTACAAACTACGTTGAGTGGGTAAATGATAACAATTCCAATGCTCTTGCAGCTACAAATCAGCGCTGGGAAAACTTTGATCTCGGCGAGGGCCTGTTCAATTCAGGGGTTGAATATTATGTATCAGGCACCGCAAATTATAAGGTAGACGTCTCCAATGCCTATAAGACAGTTTATCAGTATAATGCTAGTGCATCATACACGACAACAAACTGTACAATACCTCAGGTACCTATTGAGGCAATTAATACCGGCGCAGGTGAGGATTATACTAAAGTCCTTAAGCTTACCGGTTCTGCAACAATCACTGCCACCGAACTATTTAACCAGGGCCTAACATCCTCTGTTAATGTTCCTCATCCACTTAAGTCTAACCTGACTGCCGGTGGACAGGTAGATACAGGTGGAATTCTGCTCTATACGGCCTCCAATAATTCAACCACACAGCTTGAGACATTCAAGCGCGAGAACTTTAGACTGACATCTGGATCATACAATACCCAGGCATCAATGGCTGCCGCAGGAGCTGTATGGGATTCTACATTACACCTGTCCGGCGCCGCAGATCAGGCAGATGGATTAATATTCTTTTATCAAAGCCTTAAGTCTCCACTTGACAATTCTCTGGCAGGCGACTTTAGGAACGCAGCAGAAGGCGGCAGCGTTGCTTTTGCACCTGATTCTAATCCAAATTACAGCTCACTTGCTGGGCTTCGGACATTCTATCGATCATTTAAGAACGAGACTGGTGGCACAGTTCGTGATATGTCATTCACCATTGACGGTTCCGGGACAATAACTCAACAAGGCGGCTCGTTAGGAACAGCTGGCCTGAGCGTTCTGGTCAAGTTTCCGTCCAATGGCACTGATGAGACTGGCTGGCTAGACATGTCACAGAACTTTGCATTGGAACAGTATGACAACGGTGATGGCTGTCTTGTTGGATCCCTTGACAGTTCACTAAATGCCACTAATATTGTCACCTTCGGCTCACAGTCGCTTGCTAATAATGAGTCAATTATGCTTAAACTTGAGGCAAATAGCGCTTGGACTGGAAATGCCAGTCAGATATCAGCAACATTTGGAGCAGGCACCGGTGGGGCTCCAGTGACAGCTCCTGACCTGGATGATACCGATTGCAATAATACAGGAACAGGATGCAAGCTATCGTTTGGATCATCAAAGGGAATAGCAGGCTATACTGACGTCGGTGGAGGTGCAGGCATTGGAAGTGCCGAGGATATTAATGATGATTATATATCGACGATATCAGGTAATAATTTAAGAAGAGCGGCATTCGGAGGCGATTCAGGCACTGTTGCAATTGGCGGAGACCTAAATGAGGACGTCTCTTCAAACATGCCGAGTTATAGCGCGGATGCATTTGGCGATGCGCTAAATGGAACCCTAAACTTGGAGGTTAACGGAGCTGTGGTCCACACGACGTTGTTGACAGCCAGCTTCGGATCAGGGGTACCAGGCTCTGGCGGCGCATCTGATCTCAACGCCAACGGCTCAGGTTTCACAAATATTAGTGTTCCGACAGCTGGCGAGTACAGCGGCAATAATGTGCCTGACTACACATTAATATACAGGACCGGAAGGTTTACTGTGGCTACCACTGACCAGCGCGAGGGCTGGAACTATGTAAGGGTTCAACATGCAGCCCCGGGAGGTACTACTACCACCAACTACGTCGAGTGGGTCAATGACTCTAACACCAACGCCCTTGGTGCTAGTAACGAGATACTCAATAACTTTTCGGGATCCACATTCTATTACCAGTCAGGTGTCAAGTACTTCCAGCAGTGCTCCTCCAGTTACATTGCCCAGGTGGCGAATGTTTACAAGAATGTCTTCTCACGATCATCATCTGCTATTTCCACGACGGTTAGTAATCTTACTGTTAATGCTATCGAGGTGAATGGTGATGGAGTGTCTGGTGGATCTGTATCCGCCTCGAGTCGTGGTTTGCCTGACCTACTATCTGCCGCCGGCTCGCAGAATGAGGATATTTTTGTGACGGCGTCGGTGACATTCACACGGTCATCTGCAGTACCCGGCACATATGGAACGACCAATTATACGGCATCATCACGCATTACAGTAGATCACCCTCTCAAGGCCGATGAGACATCGGCCCAGAAGACAAAGAATAACTTCCTTGTCCATTCAGCATCGCTGACATCTAACCTCTACACTAACGAGTACTTTACTCGGGAGGATTATAGGATTCAATCTGGGACATACTTGAACCAGGCTGCGATTAGTTCCGGACCTTGGAATTCGCAGCAGTCTATGAATGACGGCGGCGCGCCGACTTATGCAACCGGCCTGCTGTCATATAACGGTTATTTAATTCCACCTGACCAGGGCGGTGCATCAGGCGACTTTAGGAACTTGGATGAGGGAGGTTCACTGCAGAGTCCCAATGGAAATGTTAATTACAGCACGCTTAGCGTGAGCGTGAGGGACTTTTATAGGAAGTTTGAAAATAACACTACTAATGATGTAGGCAGCATTACAGTGACGCTGTATGGGGATGCCACTATAGTTGGCAGAGCTGGAATAAATGCTGGAACGCTGGGCGCTAATAAGAATATCTATGTGGACGTTAAGATACCAGGCGATACGGGATTTTTGGATATGGGTCGTCCCACTGCTGGATCAGGAAATATATCTGATGGAGACGGAGGTCTCGTTGGATCATTGAGTGCCACTGTGATTACAGGCGGAACTGCTAACGCACTGTCATTTAATGGTACAGCGCTGGCTGGGACAATTTCTGGTGCCGAGCAGATGGTGATACGAATTAGTGCCCATGAGGACTGGACAGGATACCTTACGCGTATTCTGATCGGGTATTAGGTGATCTAGATGGCAGGTAAGACAGATAGAACACAATTACAGTTCCTTTATAAGAAGGCGATGGGTTTCGCCAATACCTCGAATATCTTTACAGAGAACGAGGAGACGATACCCTCTACGAGCCAGTTGTCAGCCCAGACTATATTTGGTCAGGATGTGCCTAGGGCCGTCACGCGAACCCTTAACACTGTCCAGGATGCCACAGCTGAGTATGTTTTATTAACAGCATCAGTACTTCCAGGTACCACATATGACGCTAATGACACTGGCGGCGGCGGTGATGGAGCCCAGAGTCCCGGTCCTCATGCCTACTCTTTGCAGATGGCATCCACCTACCAGGCGGACACGGACAATTCCAAGGCCGGTACATTTCCATACACAGACGGCCAGGTGCTCTATGAGACTTCTGGCTCCTTGCAGCTTATAGGTCCCGCTTTTTCAGGCAATTCACCCAATCCATACCTGGTAAAACTATATGAGGATGACGGCTCAGGAGGCGTTGGTAATGAAATATCGCTGACTGATGAAATAGACTGGTTAGTTGACTATTATAATGGTGTCTTGTTCGTTCAGGACTATGACAGTGGTCAGATACCTGCATTTGCAAAGGCATTTATATACACTGGCAATATGCTTAGTGCTTCTCTTGGCGGCGGCGGATCCGGTCCAGGTGATGCTGACGCTACGTATGTTGTCATGTCTGCTACTGGCTCACTCAATGCTGAGCGCATTTTAACCGGCGGCACCGGGCTGAGTCTGACAGATGGAGGACCTGCGGGCAATGCTACACTCTCCATTGAGGATTCTGTTGTAGCCACAATTTCAGGATCAACATTTACAGGTGCGGTTAGTTTTAATTCTGGCCTAAGCGGATCATTGACAAGGCTGACGGATGGTACTTCATACCTTGTAGCTGGATCCAACGTTACTATAGCATCATCATCGAATGGCGCGATTACCATTTCCTCAACTGGTGGAGGGGGGAGTGGTACCGGCGTTGGATGGATAGGTCGCTCTTCGGGCCAGATAGACACGACAGGCTCCTTGGGCGTAACAGGTTCCCTCCACGCGCTGAGTAGCACTATATTTGGAAGTACCTCATCTGATTTTCACCAGTTTACAGGATCGCTACACCTCTCAAGTTCTTTGGTGGGAGATTACGGCCTGTTCAGGGTCGATCATGAGGACAACTCTAGCATCCTATTTGCAACAGGCTCAGGTCGCCTAGGAATTAATACTTCCACCCCCACAGAGGCTTTAACTGTCTACGGAAATATTAGTGGAAGCGGCTATTTTAGCGCAGCCCTCGGCCTAAGCGGCTCACTGACACAACTGGTTGACGGTACATCATATATGATAGCCGGCTCTAATGTCACCATTACATCAGCATCCAATGGGGCTGTGACCATCGCATCCACAGGTGGTGGAGGTGGTGGCGATATTACGAACGCCAGTAACCTTGGCGTTGGCGAGGGCGTATTTGCCCAGAAGACAGGCACCATCCTGGACTTCAAGGGTGTGTCAGTCGGCGCTGGTTTGAATATATCGTCTAATACGACCACGATCACGCTGACTACCGACTTCGACACGCTCGCCAGGGCAAAGGCAAATTATGAGGTGACCCAGTCGCATCCAGCTAACTCATCCCTGGTGATGGCTGGGGTCGACTACAGCAATGCCGCCTATAATCCTAACCTGATCGATGTCTTTCTGAATGGCCAGCTTCTTGTGTCAGGCACTGCCCCCCAGGCGTCGGCAGGCACAGTCGACTACTCGGTCGTGGCGTCTGGAAGCCTGGCGTTTGGTTTTGGTCTGGATACTGATGATACGGTCACGTCTATTATAATAAATAACGGTGCGGCGACCGGCGCGACCTCGCTGGCATTGAATGAGACACCTTCAGGTCTTGTTAACGGAATTAACGACACTTTCACACTTTCCAGTACTCCCTCACCGTCCACCAGTCTACTCCTATTTATAAATGGTCAATTAATTACGCAGGGAACCGACTATACTCTGGCGACCGCTACAATAACTTTTGTATCCTCAGCGATCCCGATGACAGGTGATATTTTACTCGCAACTTATCAGCATTAGCTGACAGATTACCATCTTCTCCATATTTAATTTCGGACATCTGAGGAGACGTAATTGTGAATACATTCGAGACGGCAGACCTGGCATTTGCAGCATTTTTATGCATGAGAGGTTTCAGGCTTATCTCTGCTAAAAAACTGCCATCCGGTAGGTTTAGTTTCGTCTTTGATGATCCAACACAGACGGCATCCACAATGCAGGTTCAGTTTCTGACATCAGAATTTCCAATTTTCGATAATTTTGTGAAGATTCTAAAGAAGCGCATATATACTATTTGAGGGCGTAGCCCGACGTCAAAAGTCCCCCCGTTAAAAGTCAAGTCAAGTCTTCTGTTGCGGTTGTCGTACGACAGTGCGTATTGTAGTATTTAGTACATAGTTTGCCATTAACAATTCAATATAGGAGAAATAAAAAATGGCTAATAAAACACAAATGAGGCTCCAGCAGTTAACTGGATCACTCGTAGACCTAGCATATTCAGGCTCTCAGTCTGCTGTTGGATCAGCTGCCTCCCAGGTGGCTCTCGATCTAGGCGGCGTTCTTGGTCAGTTTGCAGGTGCAATCGGTCGTATTCAAGGTAAAACAAGCGACTTCACAAATCAGGCTGAAGGCGTCTTTAATTACACAGGTGCCGACTTCAATCTCGACACCAATCAGGCAGTTACCATCGACGGCGGAACCGGCGTTTCTATTGATGCTACTACTGGTAATGCTAACCTCTCTACTGCTGAAGCTGCAAGCTCTGTTACTCTTGCAGCCGCTGGTGGATCCACAAATAAAGTTATCGTAAGTTCAGCTGGTACCGGAGCCGATGCAATCGATATTAACGCGACTGCTGGCGGCTTGGATGCCGATGTTGCTGGTGCGATCAATATAGCTACAACAGGTGCTGCTGGAGAAATATCACTAGTATCTGCTCATACTGCTGGTGTGGCCTTTCACATTGACGCTAATGCCAATGCCGCTTCCGAAGTCCAGATTGATGCTGGTATTTTGGATGTTGATATTACTGGCGCCGGTACAATTGATGCAGGTTCAGGTCTTTCATTGGATGCTGGAGCTGCTTCAAACTTTAGCACCAGCGCCGGCAACTTGACTGTTCATGCAGCATCTAGTGCTATCCTGTCTGGTAGCTTAGTCACCGTCATGGCGGGGGCTGGAGATCTTACAGTTGATTCACCGTCTGCACGACTGCTCCTGACAGGCTCCGGCGGCATCGAGATGGCCTCAGCCACTGGTGACGTTAAAATTAGTACAGCCGAGAAGATTGAATTCGGCTCCTCAAAGGCGTCTGCCGACGCGATTGCATTCAATGCTGCGCACGGTTCCGGTGGAATCGATCTACAGGTCGCCTCCGCGGTCAAGGTTAGCCTTGACGCGAACTCTCTGGACGTCTCCAGCGGTGTCATCGTCAACATTGACGACACCACGGCTTCGACAAGCACCTCCACAGGTGCCCTCGTCGTGGACGGCGGTGTTGGAGTCGCTGGTGACCTCAATGTGGGTGGCGAGATCGTACTGACAGACGGCCTCGACGTCTCTGGTCTTACGACACTCCGCGGTGATCTACAGGTCCTTGGAACAACTACCACGGTCTCCTCATCGAACACTGAGTTCGCTGATGCAGTCCTCGGCCTTAACTACTCCGGCTCCCAGACCGGTCCTAATCGCGACGTTGGTTTCATTCTCGGTCGTGATGGCGGTAACATGGCATTCGTCTATGACAACAGCGCTTCAGCGTTCGTCTTAGGTGCCACGAACAACAACCCAGATGATGCCACTGTGGCATTCTCAAGTTGGAAGGATCTCCACCTTGCAAACGTCCAGGTTGGCTCTGGCAGCGCTACTGGTGCAATTCAGTCAGGCGACGGCACAGCAGCACTTAGTATCTCCAATGACGCCGTCCGCGTCACGGTTAACGACAAGCTCCGCATCGACGGTGGTGTCATTGAGGACTCCAATGGCGATACACGAGTCGCATTCTCTGACGGTGGTGACCTTACTCTCCGCGACGACGGCGGCTCCGTCGCTGTCACGGTTAATGGTGCTAACAGTAATGTCTCGCTCGAGGCCGACCTTGAGGTCAAGGGTGGCAAAGTCACTCTATCCAATGGTGCAACCATCGACTCAGAGACAGCCGGTGAGTTAATTCTAACTGAGGATCTTGTTAAGGCATCCGGTGACCTTCAGGTCGCAGGTAATGACATCAAGGACAGCAATGGCGATGTTGTGATGACAATGTCGGGCGACGGACAGAAGAAGCTTACGCTTGCTGGTCCGCTGGCAATACCTTCCAATATGTCCGCTAGTTTCAACGGCGATGCATTCCAGATCAAGGAAGACGGCAGTAACAACGGACAGCTCACGGTCGCAAACGGTAACCTTAACCTTGCCGCCGACGGTTCCGGGTACGTGTCGCTCGACGCTGGTAGCAATGAGCACGTTTTCCGAGGCACTAGTGTTGACTTCTTGAAATTTGAAGGTGATGGAAGTGACAGTGCCTATGGCGCACTGCAGGACGGTAACGGCAACAGGAAGGTCGTGTTCGACTCTAACTCGCTGATACTCAGCACCTCCAACGGTGACCTCAAGTTTGTTTCCGATGACGGTGGCAGTCAGTTGGATATCGACATGTCGAAGCAGAATAATACAATGAAGCTTCCAGCCGGATCAAGCGGTCTATTGTTTCAGGTTGACGGCACGGACATTTGTTATGTTAACGAGAGCGGTCTTGAGTTGCAGGGAGCAGATGACGGCAGCATCAGCTTCGGTATTCAAAACGGTGCTGAGAAGGCATTTCAAATCTTCTCCGCGAAGGGATACTACGGCAGCCTGACAGGCTCTCACATTCTACAGGAGAGCGCTGAGGGTACAGGTAAGGCTTCATACCTTGTTGTTAAAGCCGATGACGTCACCGGATCTGTTGGTAACAGCATGGAGGGCGGCCTCTTCCTGGGCGATAACGGTTTTGATGTCAAGGCAGAGTCATACAGCTGGTCACAGGGTATCCTGTTCGCATCCGGCTCGTCTGACTACGACGAATTTATCGTTGAGTTCGGCGCAGAGGCGACGCTTCTAAGCGCGCTTTCGGCTGGAGCCGGCGGTAGTGCGACACGTGACGACAACGTCATAAGTTCGCAGGTCGTGGCTGGTTCTACCACCACCCTGGGTGCTGACCTCTCTGACGTCCCATCATCGAGTGCTGACACTCGTGTTCAGGTCTACGTCAACGGTCAGCTGATGCTGTCCGGAGCTGCAGGTAATAATGACTACACGTTGGTCTCGTATGGAGCTAGCACGAATGCGCAGTTCCAGTTCAACATCGAGGTTGACGACGTTGTCTCGGTTCTTGCCAAGTAGTACGCCTAGCGTTTTACTGGATTTAACCTAAAAACTTGGCGGGTGGGACTTGTTCCCACCCGCCATTTTATTTGTCGCTGAGTTGCCTATATTATATTAGGGTAGGTTTGGAGTCCATTACATGAGTGACAGCACTAAGTCAGAGGCAATAGTAAAACTTCTAGGACAGCTAGAGGTCCAGCGACAGCTGGCTGAACAGATAACATCCAGCACTGTTCCTGTCTTATCAACCCTTGATCTTAAGAAGGAGTTCAAGGGAATAATTGCAGGCCTTGTTCAGGAGATTAGGGATATCACGACAGGTGCCACCAAGGCCGGCTACACCACCGAGGGGGTCGCGCCCCTGGCCGGTGTTATGTTGGACGCATTTTCATCGATTGATGTCACTCTTAAGAAGTATGAGGTCTGGTCGTCTGATAGTGTAATTGCTGACTCTACGCTCGTCAGCACATCACGTCAGATAGTCGACAAGATCGAGGCCGATGCCAAGGAGGCGCACTCTAGGATAGAGGCGTTTCGACGTATAGCATCCCAGCCTCCGCCAGATGGCCGTCCTAGGAGTATTGGCGATCACCCGGAGTCTATTAAGCGTCAGCGTCAGTTTGCGTCAGCCACGACCGAAGCTGATGGGGAGGATGAAGGGTGAGTATAAAGCTTCTTAAACAGGTTAACTTCGGAGAGTCCCAGGCCGGTGTGGCTACAGTTGGGTTTACGCTGTTGGATGCTGAGGGTGTTGTAGATGTACCTAGGTCAACAACGGGCGTTCATGAGGTGGGCACCAATACTGGTATATTTGCGGCACAGGTTACATTCGACACCCAATTTAGCGGTTCGATCCTCTGGGATACCGGAGGCGCCTCACCTGTCTATGCCGCAGAGCAGTATAACCCGACTGCCGAGAATATTGAGTTTATTAAGGATATCGAGGGAGGTCGATGGACAATCAACGGCACGACAAATAAGATGACGTTTTATAAGTCGGATAACACCACGGTCGTTGCAGAGTTTGATCTCCAGGATTCCGGCGGCGCTCCGTCAGTCTCGGAAGTATTTACGCGACTTAGGAACTAATTGTGGCGGTTTCGCCGATTGTGATACGCGGCTACGGGTCAGAGCCGAGAATCGTGACACGCGGCTACGGGGGTATTTTTATACCTGCGGTGGTCGAGGCTATTACTCGAGGTGGTTCCAAGGCGAAGAGGAAGATAAAGCACGCGCATGAGGAACTGGTAAAGTTTACTGTGACAGCCATGCTCGTCGCGGTGAATGAAACAGAGCAGCCTGATGCTAGGCGCGGGCAGCAGACAGCTGAGATTACGAAGCTAGATGTTAGGCTTAAGGCATCATTTAAGGCAATTACTAGATTAGGTTACCTTACCGAGCGCATAATTATAAATGCCTTTAGGGTGGTACGCCGAGGCTTTAAAAAGATTGAGGACTAGCTATGGCAGATTTTGAAGTACATCTTGATGAGGAGAATGAGCTCAGGTTTAATGTGACCGCAGAGGGAACTGACGCCACTGCAAGCGTTAAGAGCAGGATGGTATTGGAGTCCAGCAAGATGGACCTGGTATTCCAGGGCACTGCAATTCCGGGCGGTGAGGTCTCAGTTATCGTACCGTCACTTAAGGGTGTCCTTAACGAGGGCCTTTATAATACACGCCTCGAGGTAGTGATAGACGATCGCATATTTACACCGTTACAGCTTACTGCGAATTTCAAGCAGTCAGTCAAGGTCATGGCTGAGGCGATAGTTACTCGTCGTCCAGCTCGCCCCAGCGTCGTCGCCAATGTCATTCGTGTCAATCCACCCACCCAGACTAAAAAGCCTTTAACAGAGGATCAGTCTTCCCGTACTATTAATAGCGCAAAGGGCACTTCATCTTCGACTAGAAATGATGAACTTCGCAGTCTTTTACGTCGTGTAATTAAAAAGCAGGAGTAATAAATGCTAGATGATATCACATTAGTGTATGGTATTACCATTGTCGTGTTTTTGGTCTCGAGACTATGGACTGCATCGAATGCAGTCAAGCTCTCAAATCGTGCCAGGGGTAAGGATCTTAAGCAGTTCTATAAGGGTGTCGCCAACGATAACCTTGGCCTGGTTAAGTGGTCACCTCTCTGGCCTGTTCCAATCGTAAGAGATATTGTCGCACTGATTAAGTGGCGCCTGGACAGGTAAGCTCTGTGTGGCGTCCAAGATACGTAAGCAACTTAAGGCCAACGATGACAGGCAGCTGAAGAAGCTGACATATCAATTAAAGTTCCTGCGTGAGGAACTTCTCGACAGTAACGAATCATTTCATATTTACAAGCTAGAGCTTAGGGATGCTGTCTACAGTTATCTTGCGGAACTCGGCCTGACAGAGTCACAGAATAATTCTTCACCTGAGCTTCCAGATGATAAGCCTGAAACAGCCGTTGCTATAGATGATCCAACAAAACAACCACAACTAGAAGACGACGACGATGATGAGGATATTGAGTCATTGACCGATCCTTCCAGCAAGGAGTTGAAACAGCTGTTCAGGAAGATAGTAACACTGACACACCCAGACAAGGTGCAGCACATGACAGGTCTTTCTGAGGAGGAGATGCATGATAGATTTCAGATCTATCAACAGGCATGCGCTGCATTTGAGCTTCGCCTAATGGACGACCTAATAGAGCTGGCAATTTACCTAGGTATCGATGTGGATATTCCTATTGAGATAAAAATAAGCAAGATAAGAAGTCAGATAAAGAAGGCTGAGGGCGAGCTTGGAGGCATAAGGCAGGCAATTGAGTGGACATGGGGCGTTAACTTCGGTAACAATGAGGTCCGTGCCAGGATCCTGTCCGCAGTCTGTCGTCAGTTGGGAGCGCAAGGAATTCCAGACGATATGACGCTAAAATTTATAGAGCGCTATGACAGCGATGACAGTCGAGAGGCACGTCGCAAGGTTGGCGAGCGACCCGCAGCTAGAAAGAGGGGCACACGCCCTGAAAAGCTCTAGATTTGCGTGTAAATTCGACTCAAACGTGTTAGAATAATATTATGTCCAAAATGAATAATATCTTCGCACAGATCCGGCCTCCCGACCGCTACGTATCCCTTCACAATCACAGCACATTCAGTCCGTTTGACGGTCTTGGAGAACCAAAGGAACACATTGACTTTGTTCTCTCCAACGAGATGGACTCCTGGGCCCTGACTGACCACGGTAATGGCAATGGCCTTGCCCACGCTCATGCGCATGCTAAGCGCCTTAAGGCGAAGGGTCAGAACTTTCGCCAGATCTACGGTGTTGAATTCTATTTCGTTCCGGATCTAGGCGACTGGCAGGCACAGTATGATGCCTACCGCGAGGAGAAGAAGCAGTTGGGCACAGCTGTTGAAAAAGAAGACGCAGGCCATGTGGTTGAGGATGCCGACGAGACCAGGACAAAGCGATCTGCCAGTGATGTCCTGAGAAAAAGGTACCACCTCGCCGTGACGGCATACAATCACACAGGACTCCAGAACCTATTCACGTTGGTTAAGAAGAGCTTTAAATTTGGCTTTTATAGGTTTCCCCGCATTGACTTCAAGATGCTCAAGGAGCACTCTGAGGGCCTGACAGTGACAACAGCATGCGTGGGCGGATATCCGAGTGGCCTAATCTACCAGGACTTTCCTGAAGTAGGATTTCTTGACCTGAAGCCTGAATTGGTCGATGATCCTGTTATTCTGAATAGGATTATGGGGAGACTGGAGAACTGTGTTGACCGATTTGTCGACGCTGTCGGCCAGGAGAATTTCTTTCTAGAGTTGCAGATGAACAAGATGCATGCCCAGAACCTGACAAATCGGTGCCTTATTGACCTGTCAAAGAAGACTGGTGTCCCGTTGGTCGTTACCAGCGATGCTCACTATCCAGGTCCCAATTATTGGGAAGCTCGTGAACTCTATAGAAAGCTACGACCAGGCATGCTTGACAAGGATGGTGTCAATGTGCTTCCGGCACTGGACGAGCTCCAGTGTGAACTGTATCCCAAGAACGCCCCCCAGATGTGGGAGGAGTACCAGCGACAGTGGGAGGACCATGAGTTCTATCGTGGCAGCGAGGAGCTTGTCAGGGACGCAATTGAGCGGACGCATGACATGGTCTGGCAGAAGTACGATGAGGTCTGGTTCGATCAATCTGTCAAGCTTCCATCATTTGATAGCCCAGATAAGTCCGCATTCAATCAGCTGGTTGATCTCGTCAAGGAGGGTCTCCATCGTGAGGGACTGGCAGATAATGATGAATACCTGCAGCGCGCTTATATGGAACTGTCAGACATCAAGTTCCTAGGCTTTGAGAACTACTTCCTGACGTTACAGAAGACGCTGAAGGTCTCCGAGAACGGGACACTCCCTGGTCCAGGTCGAGGCTCCGGTGCTGGTTCCCTTGTCAATTACCTTCTTGATATTACTCATGTCGATCCGCTTAAACATGACCTGCTGTGGGAGAGGTTCCTGCATAGAAATAAGGCCGGTTGGCCAGATATTGATCTGGATATTGGTAATCGTGATGTTGTCATCGACGCGGCGAGGCAGCTATTTGGCGACGACTCGGTGGTACCTGTCTCCAATTTTAACACACTGAAACTGAAGTCACTCATCAAGGACGTCTCAAAGTTCTATGGCATTCCATTTCACGAGGTGAATGCTGTCACTGGACCGCTGGAATTCGAGGTTCAGAACAAGGCACGAGATCCTAATATGGAGAAGTCAATGTTCGTCCTCAGGCATGAGGATTGCATGAAGTACTCTAGTCGATATCGCGAGTTTATGGAGGCATATCCGCAAGTTGAGGAGAAGGTTATTGACCTATTCATGCAGAACCGGTCCATCGGCCGCCATGCAGGTGGTGTCCTGATCTGTCCGGACTTAGAGCGACACATGCCTGTTATCAAGGTTCGTGGAGAGTTTCAAACATCCTGGTCAGAGGGTGTTAACATTCGAAATCTGGAGGAGAACGGCTTCTTGAAGTTCGACTTCCTAGGCCTAAAACAGATGAAGATGGTTGAGGACTGTATTCGACTGATTGTCGCCAAGCGCTTAGGTCGGGAGCCTAAGTTTAGTGAGGTCAAGAAATTCTACGATGAGAACCTAAACTGTCGATACCATGAACCTGATGATCCTGCTGTGTTTCAGCATGTCTACCAGCAGGGGCGTTGGCCTGGCATCTTTCAGTTTACATCAACAGGGGCACGTAAGTTCTGTGTTCTAGCAAAACCCCAGAATATTACAGAGCTGGCCGCTATTACCGCCATCTATAGGCCAGGCCCTCTGAAGGCTCGTGTTCATGTCAAGTATGTCAAGGCACGCCGCGACCCAGGTTCGGTAGAGTTCGACCATCCTGTCCTGAAGGACGTCCTTGGGCCGACATATGGATTTATCGTATTTCAGGAACAGTTCATGCTCCTGGCCCAGAAGCTGGCCGGATTTACTCCGGGGGAATCTGACAAGATGCGAAAGACGCTTGTCAAGAAGGACCTGACATCGCTGGGTAAGAAAGTTACTGAGAAGGAGGAGCTTCGTAAGAAGTTTATTAACGGTGCTGTTGATGTTGGAAACATGCCACGCCAGCAGGCGGAGGAACTGTTCGAGAAGATTGCATACTTCTCGCTGTACGGATTTAATAAGTCACATGCTGTGGCGTATGCCATTGCCTCCTACTACGGAGCGTGGCTAATGACACACTACGAGCATGAGTGGCTTTCTACCTGTCTACAGTCAGAGAATCACAACGTCAAGAAGCTTCCTGTTATGATCTCTGAGATTAAGAAACTAGGTTATAAGTTCGCCCCTGCTGATATCAACATGTCAGGTAGGACATGGACATACTCACTGCAGGCTGAGGCTCTTGTCCCACCATTAAGTTCATTTAAGGGTGTAGGTGATGTGGCGATGCAGGAGATCCTAGATAATCGACCATATCGAAATATGGACGAGCTTCTATATGACGAGGACGGCGCTTGGAAACACTCTAAGATGAACAAGCGGTGTTTTGCCGCGCTGACAAAGATGGAGGCATTTAACTCCCTAGAGGAGTTTGATGCAGGTATATTTAAGAACCACAGGCAGATGCATGAACTGATCATTGAGAACTACAATATTCTCAAGAAGAATCGCTATGGAATGTCAATTCGCAAGGCGAAGAAGGTCGATGCGCCCTCCCAACTGCCTCCCCTGATTAAGAGTGTCAGTGATATTGAGGACTGGACGCGTGTTGAGAAGATCAATAACTTTGCTGAGATCGGTGGCTCTGTCAATGAGGAGCTGGTCTTCCCAGAAGAGATCATGGCCAAGATTAAGAAGTCAGACCTGCCTGCACTTCCATCGCTAACCGGAAATGTTAGGAAGATTGCGTGGGGATGTCTCCAGGATATTATTAAGAAGACCTCTAAGAACGGCAAGACATTCTATCGTATTAAGGTGATTGATCCGCAGAGCAATTATTGCTGGCTTCGGGTCTGGGGAAATATTCCTCCGACCGCTGCACCATACACTATCTGGATCTTTGATGTGACGACTAATGAACAGTGGGGCGCTAGCACAAATTCTAGTAAAATGAGGCCAGTTGTTGTCTAATACAATCTGCATATTTGATGTATGATATTATTGTTAATTTGTCGGAGGTAGTGTGAAAAATTTTGAGATGATTGTTAAGGCATCAATTATTAGCGCCCTGGATGACGCTCGTCAAGACTTGAACTTCTCATCAGCCATTGCTAGGAAGCATCTGGCCAAGGACATATTTGATCATGTCATTAGTGAGTATAGGTCTGCACTGGCCGAGAGTGAGTCAGCTCAATCCGGAGATGTGTTACTGCTTGAGGAAGAGTAATGAAGCCGAAGACAAATCCCGAGCTGGTGGTGTTCACCGGCCCAATGTTTAGTTCCAAGACGACTAGACTGCTTGACGCCTTGGACAGAGCGACCTACCAGAAAAAGACCGTTGCTCTGTTTAAGGCCAGCATGGACAATAGATATTCCAAGACAGCTGTCTGTACACACTCAGGCAACAAGATGGAAGGGTTTACCATCGATTCAGGCTCTGCTCTACTGGAGTTTTTATCGACATCTGACGAGATTTATGACACCATAGCTGTAGATGAGGCATTCATGGTGGAGGGAATATCAGATGTTCTCGTCTGGTTGTTTAAAAAGGGAATTAGTATATATGTTTCATCACTTTCGCTGTCATACAGCGCAACAGCATTTGACGAGATGAGTACTATATTACCATGGGCCACCAGAATTGAGGTCTGTTCGGCTGTATGTACTGTCTGCGGCAGGGATGCATTCTACACCCACAAGAAGCAGGACGATGGGAAGGTTATATCAGTGGGTGGCGATGATATGTATGAACCGAGGTGTTGGCGACACCACCTAATTAGTAAACAGGATGACTAACAGGAAGACTTATGATTGAGCCAACAAGCGTAAATTGTGTAATCTATCATGCTGACTGCACCGATGGTTTCGGCGCCGCATACGGCGCGTGGAAGCTTCTCGGCAATCGAACCGAGTATCATCCGTGTAAGCACGGTACTAAACCACCTAATGTTAAGGGCAAGACAGTGGCCATCCTGGACTTCTCATTCAATAATGAGACAACAAAGGCCATGATTGAGTCGGCTTCTGACCTGATAATTCTAGATCACCACAAGTCGGCCATGGTAGAGCTCCATGATATATCCAATACCCAGTTTGATATGACCAAGTCTGGTGCCATGCTATCATGGGAATTTTTCCACCCCGGCAAGGAGTGCCCAAAATTCATCCAGTATATTCAGGATCGCGATCTCTGGAAGTGGGAGCTTCCCTACTCCAAGGAGTTTAGTGCAGCCTTTGATATGGTACCTTTCGAGTTCGAGGAGTTCGAGAAGTTCGAGGATGACTCGGTCTTTGATGATGCTGTCAAGCGGGGATCTTACATCCTGGCGTACTCGAAGACAGTCGTCAAGAAAGTCTGCGACAAGGCTGCCTCTCGTAAGATGGACGGTAAGAGCGTCATGGTTGTCAACTCATCGCACTGGATATCGGAGATTGGGGCCAAGCTGGCACCCGACTGTGACTTTGCAATGATATGGTACTACGATCACATTAGCAAGTTTATCAAGGTTAGCCTCAGGTCATTCCACGATGCCATCGATGTCTGTGAGATTGCCAAGAGGTATGATGGAGGAGGCCACAGGAAGGCTGCCGGTTTCCAGTTACCAGGTGACTTTAAAGTCGATGACATCTTCGATAAGGAGACCAGTGGACGACGCAAGAAAAAGACTGCTGCTGGAAAGAATTAGGGAGGCAGGAAAGTCCCTGGAGGGACGCCTGCCCCCGAGCTACCGACACCCTAAGGGTCGAAATCCATACGCCCACATACCAAAAGTTATTAAGAGTGTGATCGGAATGTCCTATACAGAGGCACCAAACGAGCTGTATGATGACATAGTTAAGATTATTGACCACTGTGAGAAGAATCCATTTTAGCTATGAGTATAATTGCAGCAGTACTATTATTATTGGCCTTTGTGTTGTGCTATTGGGCGTTTATTTCCAGCCCGCTTAAGGTACTGAGATATAAGATCGATGTCTTTTCATCAGTCATAGTCGCATCGCTGACAAGGGTGGACAAGAATAGGCAGCAGTTAAACGACAGGGGTACCAATGAGCCGACCGACGTGGGATGAGATCTGGATGGGTGTTGCCCACATTATTGCTGGCCGATCTGTCGACCCGAGGCACAAGGTTGGAGCAGCTATCGTCAATGCTGAGGGGACACAGGTCCTGTCGGTCGGATACAACGGTGACTACCGCGGCGGGCCCAATACTGTGGAGTCGAATTTGCCTGGCGAGTCCGGTATGATACATGCCGAGATCAATGCTCTTATCAAGCTAGATTATAACTACCCACAGCGCAAGGTGATGTACCTGACGCTGTCACCATGTCGAATGTGTGCTAAGGCTATTGTTAATGCCAGGATCAACGAGGTCGTCTATGATGTCCAGTACAGGGATACAACAGGCCTGGATATACTCCACGATGCGGGAGTAAAAGTCAGGAAATTCCATGTTGAGGACAATATTTAATGTGTGGTATCCTTATATGGAGTTAAGAAATGTTAAGTAATCAACTTTTATCTGAACGATATGGCCTCATAACCGAAGAAGAAATAATGAGCTTTCTTTTGGCAGTTGATGGTGATAATAATCTTTTTCACTTACTTTATGAAGTTGAAGAGCGCAGTGATGTGGCCAAGGTTCGCGCTCAGGCACGAACATCTAAGGATGTCATTGATAAAATTAAGAAGGAGCTAGAACCAACAAATCTGGACAGTCTCAAGACATATATGGACTCCTTATCGGCAACGATGGATAAAGCCCTTCAGGCAGCCGCAGCTATCGATTTCGAGGATCCCGAAGGTAAGGGATTAAAGCGATTTTTTGGTAGTCGAATCGAGACTGCGAGTGCAATCGATGCCATTACGGCGACTAACGCGCTGGCAAAACAGGCGAGTGACACTATTGAGAATACGCTAAAGTTATTTCTTAGGAATCTCGAGGACATCCCGGGAGATGATAAGGCCAAGCACCTTGAGGATATTGCCGGCTCTGGAATGATTCCAGGCGCTGATAAGTTAAAACAGGGTGCCATTAAGGCTATGAAGGCCTCCAGGCCAGGCTGGGGTACCCAGGCTATGAACTTCCTGCGGCGCACCGCTGCTAAGAAGTGGGTCGCTAATGTGCCTAATATTGATAAGGCGCTAATGGATCAGTTTGGTGACGATATAATGGTAACAAGCGTCGCGCAACTCGAGAAGATGAGGGATGCCCTTGTAGCGACTCCAGATCCTGAAGAACCCCGGGATCTCGACAGAGTAACATCGGATACCCCATCAGCCACTCCATCAGGCACCCCGTCAGATACCCCAACCCCACCAGCCGCCCCATCAGGTACACCATCATCGACCACTACTGATGATACTCCTTCAGCCGGAGGCGTGACTGCTAAGACATTCCGCGACTGGCTTAGCAGGCAGGCTAGAAAAGGCAATTTAGATGACTTAAAAAATGCCTCCCAGCGGAAGCGAATAACCGATTACCTTCGCGGCAAGGGAATTCTAGGGGAGTCATCCCAACCGTCTGACCAAGCTCTTTTGAATATTTTAAGCGAGTATTGCGATTCGGAAGAGAGCATGCTCAACGAGCAGGTAACAGACTTCCGACGCTGGCGACACCTGGCCGGGATGGAGTAGTCATGGAGAAGCTGACCGAGCAGCAGGTCGTTCAGTTGATCCGCGAGGAGTACCAGAAGAAGGTACAGGAGGTCGTGGATGAGCTGGATGCGTTCGCCAGCCTAGGCGGCCATGAGACAGGCATTCTTAGCACAGGTCTCAAGATTCGTGAGAAGAAGTCGGGACTACTATACACCATAGAAACAGTCCGGCCTGAGGGTGTGCAGGTCAGTTTTGTTACATCTGATGGTAAGAAGAAGACATCATTTATAGATAACGATGAACTACGATCCAGGTATAAATTGGACTGAGGTGAGGACATATGAAATACGACGATATTAAAAAGAACATTAGGGAGTCCATGGGGATGGATGATGACCAGCCGACGCCTGAAATACTGACAGAGGCGTTTGTCGCTCAAGTCAAGCAGTTCGACCTCAACACTGAGAAGCTGAGCCAAAAGGCGAAGACCGCCCACATCGAGCTGTACAAGAATTATGTGGCGTGCTTTAACAAGACATCAGCTGAGCTGGATGGTATTCCTCGCGAGGATGCCAATGCTATATGCTCAGTGTTCCGTGACACTAAGCTGGCCGAACAGTCCAACATGGCCGCCCTCTACCTCCACGAGCTGTACTTCGCCAATATCGCAGCACCAGTCTCAGAGCTGGCCATGGATTCACTGTCATACATGCGGTTGTCCAGAGACTGGGGCAACTTCGACTCCTGGCAGGAGGATTTTATCGCCTGCGCAATGTCCGCCCAGTCAGGGTGGGCTGTTTGTTGTTTCAATACGTACCTACAGGGCTACGTCAATATTATTATCGACGGTCACGATCGAAACGTTCCAATGGGATGTGTGCCGGTCATTGTCATGGACATGTGGGAGCACGCATACTTCCACGACTACCTAAAGAATAAGAGGCAGTACCTGTATAACATGATGGCACAACTGAACTGGGATGTTATCGAGAATCGCTTTGTCAGGGCTGAGAGAATTGCACAGGTCTCGAGGTAGTGGCATGTCTGAACAACTTCTGAGGGAGTACATAGCTGAATCATTATTTGAACACGGCCACGAGGAAGTTGATGAGCTGATCGGCCGGGCGATTGGGGGTATCGTTAAGGGTGCTAAGGCTGGTCACGAGAAAATGAAGGCTGGTGAGAGGCTAGGTACAGCGATGGTGAACTTAGACGCTGCAGGTGTTTTTAATGCCCTGGCAGACTTGACCCCGGCTGAAATAAAGCTTTTTGTGACGAAGAGAATGTATGGCGCTGAATCACCTGAACATCGCAAGGAGCTTAAGCTCAAGCTTGAGAAGAATATGGAGAAAAAAGAGCAAGAGATAAGGGACTTAACTGCCAAAATTAAGAGCATGAAGACCGATGATAAGGTCGAGCTTCCAGACGGTAACCGCGGTACCCAGCAGGAAGCAAAGGAATACGAAGATCGACTTCGTGCTGAGTTGCAATCTTTAAAGACTGCCCGCAGTGATGCACTATATCTTGCTAATGACCTTGATGATATTGACATGGCTATCTCAAAGTTAAAGCCTCAGCTTGTTGAAAAGTCTGTGAACGACGGCAATTCCCAGATTAGAAAAGCGACGATAGATGTCCTGGACAATGACAGCGGAACAGCTCTTGTTACCGCCTTAAGGGGTGACCCAAGCGATGCAGAGATACAGGAATTTTACAATGCCCTGATTAGTAAGTTCGGCGGCCGGACTGCTAAGATGGGTGAAGATAATGTAAGATATATTCAGGGCCGGCTCGCTCGTGAATTAAAAAGTTTGGAGAACGTGTGACATGAGAATTACTAATGATTTTTTGAGACGACTGATCATGGAGGAGGCTGAGACTAATAAGCCCGGCACCGGTTCTGACGGTGTCATGGTGCCAGCCGGTCTGTCCAACGATTCCCTGGATGATCAGATCGACTCTCTACTTATTAAGTATGAGAATCAGGCCATTGGTGATGTCAATGAGTCCAAGAGCCTACGCACAGTTATGTCACACCTGTTCGAGCAGGAGGGCGGCGAGGAGGAGGACGCCGAGATAGCCGGCGATCCAGAGATTGTCGGAAGCGAGGAGATGTCAGCTGAGCAGCCTACCGAGGAGCGCCAGCCCCCACTTAACATAGACGATTTCGCAGGTTCTGTTGCCAGGTTAATCATGAACTTTGAGAGCCTGATGGATCCTGTTACTGTCATTCTGAATCGCTCCATGAATTTCCTGGACAATCGATACGATCGAAGCGTAGTCGATGATTTTACAGAGATAATGGCGCAGCAGTATGGTATGGAGTTGAATCCCATCGACGATACGCAGCCACCTCCGGCAGCTGTAGGGGCGGGACCGACACCAGGAGCCTGACATATGGAGCTAGATCACCGAAAGAGTGTGCACGTAAAGCTTCTATCTGACACACACGCTAACTTTCGTATTGCTTCGTTCAAGCTAAAACTATCCATGCAGGAGATGTTTGAGGAGTTCGCCCAAAGGGTGATTACCGAGGATCCCAAGGTGATGAAGATACTCGATGAGCTTTCCGAGAGGAAGAAGGAAAAGCTGGTTAAAAAACTGTCGAAGAGTGACGCGAGCACTCTTCTTGATATAATAGACTCCGAGAGTCCTTATTCACAGGATTTATAGGTGGTTTTATGCTGAAATCAGTCGTCGAGCTGGCCATAAGGGGTCGGCTAGCAGATATATATGAAAAATTGGCTATCGTTACTCACGGCATGGCAGACTTGGGCGACAAACTAATTCAGGTGATTGACCATGTTGGAGAGAATCGAAAGACCCTGAACGTTATAATTGAGATGCACACACAATTACTTGAGTCACTCGCCGAGGAGCAAGTTAGGTCTAGCAAGGGTGGAATCCCAACGCTGTCGGACCTACTTAGCAAGCCGACCGACGATGATGATATGCCAAACTAGGAGAAAATTATGAAAAAAGGATGGATGGATATAATTGTAGAGAAGCTGATAAGTCGTAAGTTGTTGACATTTGCGACAGCAACAGGCCTATTGGCATTCTCAGACCTTGATAGTGAGACATGGGGTATGATCGCCGTCGTCTATATTGGATCGCAGGCAGCTGTTGATATTGTTAAGGCCTACAGGGAAAGCGGCTAATGCTGACACTCGCAGGACTTAAGAAGGCTTGGTCGTGGCTTAAGGCTCACTGGTACTGGCCTGTTATTGCTGTCCTGGGCGTTGTTACTCTTATCGTTACCAGAAAGCCGCCAACATGGGTTTTTGAGATGATGAAAAAGAATCGGGAATTTATGGAGGAGGAGCATGCCGCCATAGATCGAGCCGAGACTGAAGCCGCCGACGCTAAGTTCGCCGCCGAGGACAGGTTCAATGAGGTGGTGGAGGAGATTGAGAAGAACCATGCCGATCGTAAGGCTGAGTTGGACAAGAAGAAGGAACGGGAGATACGTCGGATCATCAAGGACACCAAGAACGATCCTGCAGCCATCACCAATGAGATTGCAGAGCGGTTTGGCTTCACTGTCATCCTGCCGGAGGATTCATGAGAAAGATTATCGCTTCCATGTGTATAGGTCTAATGTGCTTTATTTCACTGCCGACGTATGCACTTGCTGATGACGAAGTCGGTGAGGCTGTGGCACCGCTTAATAAGAACCAGCGAGCTCCATTTGCCGGCACCTTGTTCAGCACCAATGCCGCCGCTCGACTGCTGATTGACGCCGAGTTCAACTTGGAGGTTGCTCAGCTAGAGACCGACAGACAGCTTCAGCTCCAGGCCGCCCAGTTTCAGCTGGAGATAGATCGCAGGGATGCAGACATCCTGATGTGGGAGACGAAGTACGTCGATGTCCTGGCAATCCGCGACCAGCAGGTGACGTATCTGGAGGACAGGATTGAGAAGCTGGCTCGTCCTGATCACAAGGAGCTGATATTCATGGGAGGCGTCGGCATTGGAATGCTGACAGTCTTCCTGACGGCTCTGGCGGTCAACCAGATAAACAATCAGCCGGCACAATGACCGACTAGTCCATATTTATTGGATGACGTAGCACAGCGTCTTATCGGAGGCCTCAGTCAGTGGGAAATAGAAATGACATGCAACTGATCATGGAGGATTGGCGTCGATTTCTCAATGAGGATGATGGAAAGACACCGGCACAGCTGATTACAGATTTTGAAGCTGCCGAGGAGACGTTGAAGTCTGTTAAGGATGAGAAAACACGGAAGGAAATCCTGGGAAAGTTATTTGTTGGAGTAAGTTTTTTGGCTTTTTCTATATATGCTGCCCCCATCCTTGCCACAGCGCTTACAGCAGCTGGAGTAAAGTTAACCGCAGGGGGTATTATTGCAAGAGTTACAAAGTCAGGTATTGTTGGGTGGTGGAACACCATTGATGACGATATTAAAGAGAAGGTGGTTGATAAATTACCTGATCTTAAAGGTGAGGCTAAAGGCAAGGCAAGCGAGATGATTAGCAAACTGCTTAATATGCCTGATGAGAAGTCAGCACAGTCGGCCTTCCTCGCCGCGGTTGACCTTCCTGATGGGCTTGATAATATGCTTTCTGAGGAGGCATACCAGACTGCCCTTGCTAAGATTAAGGCTCGGCTGCGCGATATGGCAGTCTCAGGCCAGGAGATGCAAGGTGATTCTTTAAGCTTGGCCAGTAACACCTTGAAAAAAGCTTATGGAGTTTATCCGTCTGAACCACAAGCGGTTCAGATGAGCTAATGATTAAAGGCACCTTACTTGATATTTATCTGGAGTGCTAGGAGTAGACATGGATTACAAACAACTTAGAAGGGTCCTGAGGGAGCGCCTGGACGCACCGGGAACTGAGGCCGATGAAACCCATATGCAGGCAGCCGAAGAGGCACCAGCCGCTGTCCAGGAGCTTCCTGTGCACGACCTTCCTGTTAACATAGCCGCCATGATCGGCGATGAGATGGTCGATCCGCCTGTCAATGACGCCGAGTTCCTACCAGGAAACCTCCAACAGCTTCAGCACGCAGCCAACGTCCTTGTTCAGAACGTGCCGCCACTCCAGGTCCAGGACTTCTATCACAAGCTCAGGAGGCTCGTCACCACATCGATTCGACAGCAGGACCGAGCCGGTGAGGACCAGACAGATATGATGCCAGAGCCGAGTCCCGACCAGGAGCTGGAGCGTGCCGACCAGGAGGAGGCAAATGCCGAGGACCAGGTGGATGTCACAGTCGCTGAGAGGATCAGGCGTATCGCCCAAACGCAGGTAACAGAGCATCGGGTTAGGAAGACTGTTAGACAGGTACTTGTGGAACAATCGTCCCAGCAGGAAGCTTTAGATGGGTTTAATCGAGAAGGTTTAGACTATAGGGATCCTTGGAGTGATTTTCGAATGATGAGTCCATGGATTATAAGGCGGCTTGGTGAGAAGCCTATGGAAGAGATCAGTGACATGTATGTCGAATTTGAGAAAACTGATGACTCTAGGGCAGATGATATTATTAGAGATGTTCAGCGCGCTTATCTTCCTGGTGATATTAGCGCATTGAGAAAACTGGGCCCACCTTTCTGGACTGATGCACATGAGGCCGCATATAAGGGAAGCAAGGATAGGGCAGCTACTGGTAAGACTGGCTCTGAGTCTGAACTATTAAAGAAGATTTCTGAGCAGCTTAAGGCCGAGGGCGTTAAAATGGGCGTTAGCGCAATTAGGAATGTTTTGGGCAGGTTTAATGAGAATTTAGGAATTAGATACTTTTTTGACAACAAAGGTGTGGTTATTCCCGAGAAGAAGAGCGCATATGAAAAACTCTTACCTCTACTTGTAATGAGCTTTAATCAATTATTTAGGACAGGTGTGAAGTCCTTTGTTTTTACGTCGCTTTATAATGGAGATCTTAGCGTTGAGCCCTATCAGGATAAGTCCCAGTCCCAAAATGAGATGGTTTTAAGGGAATTATATGACGCCTTTGGCTTGGAGTTTATGGATAATGAAAGCTTCGCTGAGCTGTCTAAAAGGATTTTTTCCGAGGTGCTTTTGGGTGGGTTTGAAGATGTGAAACTTAAGCCCGGCGCAGGTGGCTATGTAGGTCTTCCGTCTGCTACTGATAAGTCACGAAGAGCTGAATATGAAGCCGAATTTGGTGCGGAGAATGTCCCCACAAAACAAAGTGAATACACCAAGCTTGAAGAGGAAAATCCAGAGATAATACTTAGAAATGCCAAGAAAATCAATGTCAGACTAAAGGAGTTTGAGGATGATGTCTCCCGTCTACTCAGGACGTTTACAAAGGATGCTGCCGATGGATACATTAAGCAGACTGAGGACGTTGTTGAGACATTTGAGGGAAATGAAATGGCCAGAGAAGTTCTTGAAACCGTGGGGCAGGCATTTAAAAAGCACCAAAAACACGCTGAGAAATTGAAGAAATAGTTTTGGTATTTTACCTCTACTAAATATACACGGTTATTTAATCTTCTTCCTATTTAATATAGGGCCTTAAGTCCCCCGACGGGAGGGATCTGTGAGGAGAGTTGTAAGTTTAGTTGTTTGTCTCTTGGTTGTTGTCTTTGCTGGAAGCTGCTCAGACTATACTATCTCATCCACAGCACCCGATCCCGTGGTGGTAATTCAGCAGGACGATCCGGACGGTACTGTCTGGGTGGATTCATTTCTCCAGCCTAGCCTAGTCAATGGTGTAGATGTCCTCTGGGTCATTGACACATCTGGCTCCATGGTAACTCATCAGGAGAGGTTGCTTGCGGGCATTGAGGCCATGATGAATGCTCTGCCACCAGCAGGTTGGCGACTTAATATCGTATCGGCATCGCCACCACAGGTCCTTAACGACCAGCAGTTTCCACTGGTTCCAGGCGACACAGTTGTCCAGGCGACTACAATGTATCAAAGTGTAACGACAGGTCATTATGAGGCAGGGCTTGAGGCAGCGATGAACTACATGGATTCTAACACATATGCCCACACGTGGATGAGGCCTGACGCTGCCCTCCTGGTGGTATTCGTCTCCGACGAGGAGGACCAGAGCAACATTACAGTCAGTAATTTCACCACATGGTATGCATTCCAGAGGCCTCACGTATTTCTTGCGTCAATAGTCAACTTGCCTCCTGCCGAGTCCCTCTGTAATAGCAATAACTACAATAATGGCGACAGGTACATAGAGGCTACCAATAATTTTAATGGGACCGTTGTCGACATATGTTCTGATGACTGGTCTCCTGGTGTGATAGATGCCAGCGTCCAGATCCAACCACATGAGTACTGGGACCTGAGTTACGTTCCACATGCCGATACAGTCAGGGTATTTTTTGATAGAATATTGACTGAGGTTGGCTGGAGTTATGATGTCTCCTTGAATCGTGTTGTCTTTGATGCACCCCCACCTCCGGGGGTTCTGGTCGAGATAGGCTATATATTAGATGAGGACGCCGGCGACGACGATTCCGCAGGAGAGTAAAAAATGAAACTGGATGAAGCATTTAAGATCAGGCGGCCTCGAAGCCTAAGCAAGGACTCCGAGTTTGGAGGTGGTAAAAACCAGTATGTTCCTACGCTGATCCGCGAGTATGCCCAGGATGAGGCTAGCGAGCCAGAGGATACTGGAACAGAGCCTAATGTCTGGAGGGATGATGCCGAGTCGGGAAGGCTTATCTGTGACTTTGAGTTTGATGCCCCGCAGCAGCTCACAAGGTTTGTTATCGAGGTGTTAGATTTCCAGGAGGACGCTCAACATCACGGAGTCATAACCATAGAGCCGCTGACAGTCCATATTGAGGTCTGGACACACACTTTAAATGATGTGACAGAGATCGACCATGAGTATGCTAATGAGCTGACTGATATCTATAACGATATTATGGAGGTGATGAGTGTCGACGGGTGACATCAAGGTCCCAACGGAGTCATTTTTCGTCAGCGAGTCCATCGCCGGTGATATTGATATGGACCAGTTTGCCGATCCGACAGATTCAACCCCACAACAGCTGGCGGCTGCAACACTATCCGCAACTATTAATTTTGAGGACTCCGCGCTGGAGACACCCATAGCATCATGTACATTTAAGGGTGGCAGCGAGTTTGAAATAACGGCATGCATCGACGCCAACTTTGATATAGTCAGGCTGCTGGATGAGCAGGTCCAGTCAGTGGTAATTCATTTTCCATCTGGAAAAATACACGTTGTCCCTACTGCTGACATGGCAGCTACAGTAGCTATTCAGGCGACTGAGGGCTCATATTTTATTGTGGCAATTAATTTCGAAAAGAAGAACCTACTTATAAAAGGTTAAAAGGAGCTAAATCATGAGAGACGATTACGTTAGTGAAGAGGCAAAGCAGGCGGAAGACCTGTCATGGGATAAGTTTATGGACGATATCGTCAAGCGCGAGGACATCGCCGATGCCCACCGCCGCGAGTACGCCCGCACCCACGGTGCCCATCCCGCCAGAGAGCTTAATCGCAGGACCCGAGAGTTTCCTGCTAATAGAACATTTTACAACCGGAAGAAGTAATGTCAAATAAGGTTCAGCGGTTAATTGAGAGACTAGTCTCCGAGGCTATGTCAAGTGCCCAGGAGTCAACTGGGACTCGCATCCAAAAAGAGGTGCAGTTGGCACAGGAGATTGCCGCCGCCCTAGATGAGCAGGATGAAGTCGAAGTCGAAGTCGAGGAGGAGCCTGAAGCGGAGGTTGAAGCGGAGGTCACAGTTGATGATGAGACCACGCCTGAGCCCGATACTGAAGCTGAGGTGGACGTTGAAGTGGAGGAAGAGGTAGTCGAGGAGCCTCCCGAGGAGGAGGCACCTAAGGTGAAGAGGAAGATGTCATCGCCAAAGATAGCCGTCGGCACCACATACAAGGACTTTAAGCACAACTTTAATGCTATTCGATCAGCCAAGGCAATAAGCAAGACAGTTAATGGCGAGGTGATGATTACTAAGACAGGCACACGGCTTAGGGATTATTTTGAGGCAATGACAGGCGCCGAGAAAAAAGCCTTGCAGGAGTTCATGGTAGGCTTAGCTCAAGTCTTATTGGTAGGAACGCAGCCTGATGATGCCGTGGCACCAGATATTAAGAGCGCTACATCGAAATCTCCACCAGCAGAGATCGAACAGGAAGTAGATGTCGAGATAGGTACACCAACACCTGTCAGGGTTGTCGGCTCCAAGCTAGAGTCGCTGTTGCGCCTACGCCGAAAAAATATGCGTTAGTCCTATAAAGCTGGCTTATATTGCGTATAATACTATATGGACACAATCAATATTCCTCTTGGTAAGGGCGGCGAGCTCGAGGTTAGTATAACTGATGAGTTTCTGTCAACAGTCAGGTCAGCGATGTCAGTCCCACCTGAGGCTGAGGTGTCGAACACTGACATTGTTAACTTTATTCACACGGCGTTTAAGGTTGCCATTGACAAGGAGTCAATGGGGGACCTATTTAGGAAACAGACTGGTTGACCTCTGTCAATTTCCAAATCGTTCCCTAATGCTTTCCCGCTCCAGTCGCTGACACAGTGGCCTATCACGCCTACTCTTACATGCCGCTTCTAGGACTGCATCCAGGTCAATTTGACTGGCGGCGGATGCGTATATGATATCCTCCTGGGCCTGGGGCACAGCAAATACCTCGACGTCGACGCCCCATAGGATGCCAACAAGCCTGCCCCACTTATTAAACAGGCATGATCCTGACGAGCCGAACCAGCCGTAGGTGTGTACCAGCATTGCTTTTCTATCTCGCGAGTTTACAGTTTCAAATCCAGCTATATTTCCCTGGAATGTCAGCAGGTCGTGGCCACTCGGAAAGCCTGTGTAGATTAGGGTTGAGTTGACTTCAGGCTCCTCCTGCAGGATATTGAGTGGAATGGCAGTTCGTGAATTTAATATTGCATTAGGCTGTAGGACTGCAATGTCATACTGCTGATTACTGTATATTAGCTTGGCTTCGACCGATTCGTTGTCACGCCCAACAATAACTATTTTATTGGGGTCGATCTCATCCACTACGTGATATGCCGTAATAATGAGATGAAATCCACGATATGAGAAGTATGATCCGGAGCCGTGCCCTGATCGACTTCTGCTGGTGACTTTGACTGCTGCATTTCTAACTCTTCTTTCAATTATTGATTGGGGTGAGATAGTAATGTTTTCAATGCCGCTCTCTGAGAAGACTTCTTTGACCGCCGCCGCATTTTGGTCACCGACCGTTAAATTGGCTTGGCTTGAATTACAGCTTAACAAAGCCACAGAAAGTATTAAAATTACTGTATTAAAAAGTTTTTTAAAAAACATGAAATTTACCTCTTGAAGTTTCAATTTATAAATATGAAATGTTTTAGTTATACTCAAGAAAAGGAGCGATATTTTGAGTCAAGATAAGATTGTTTGTGAGCTTCTCGACAAGATCGAGACTATCGAGAATGAGATGACGATTCTTCGTGAGGACAGAAAAGATGTCCTTAGCGAGTACAAGGAAAAGCTTGATATGAAGGCATTTCGCGCTGCAATGCAGATTTACAAGATTAGGCGTAAGACGGATAATGATTATGTGGTCGACGAGATGCTGACTGCAATGGGAGATTCTAATGGATAATAAGAGTGACTGGGTTCCTGAGATTGCGTATGAGGAGGTTGAGGATGGTCTTACATCAAAGATTCCATTCATTCAAGTTCCTGATGATGAAGAGATGCCTAGGATGTTGTTTGTATTTGAGTCGAGGGACACCGGTGAAATTGAGCCGGGACCTGACGGCGAGGAACTTCCTGTGACGGAGCTCGATCTGCATCAGTACGCTAACATGGCGGTTCTCAAGGAGAAGCTTACGTTTGTTGAGTATGATAATATTAGGTTTGCTCTCGGTCTGGAGTCGTTTAAGACAGCGTCCATAAAGGGTCACGAGATAACTAGTAATATTCGCGTGAAGTTGGAAGAAAATCCCCTGACACTTGACGATACCTAGGCATGACGAATACTTATCTACACCATGTCGATTGAGTATTCAAAAAAACTGTTAGGAATCCTGGCTGGCGTAGCTGAGGCCGACGATAGGTTTGACCTGATAGAGCGTCGAGCTGAGAGCAAGTTTTATGAGGCTGACAGCCACCAGGATGAGGTGACAGCTCGTCGCCTAAAGCGAGCCAGGCATAAAGGGATGCGACAGGATCTCGACGAAGATCCAGCAATGGGTCAGCTTAGTCGCCGCCGAGTTCCAATGCATCAGGCATCAGCTGGCGTTAGAAAGCCACAGTCCTATCTGACAGAACCTGTATCAGACGATGATGAGATTGAGTATGGTTTTGGTATAGATTATGACCAGCTTGAGGCCGAACATCGTCGAGCCAAGAAGTTGGCCAACGTGACGGGTTATGGTCGAGGTGCACAGTCAGGGCGATTTCCTGGATATGGCGCGTCAATTGCCGGATACATTTCAGAGGACTCCGAGTAGAATTAATCTAAATTTGGAGAGATAATGAAATTACATCAATCAGTTGTTGAGGAACTAATCAAGGCTTATGAGATTTACGGTGGACACCGTGAGGATGTTAAGCTGCGACAGGTCCTTGCACAGTTAGATTTAGCTGTCTACGAGCAAAAGCATCCCCCGCATGATAAGCTTATCGTACTTACAAAAGACCTACAACGCTAATTACGTGTACTCTTTTGACTTATTTGATAAAATAAGACTGTGGGAGATTAATTCGTATGACAAAGTATGAAGTAGGCCAGATCCTGTTTATCCTTGCAGGTGCTAGTAAGGGCGTTGTGCCCGTGAGAATTTGTGAGGAGATTAAGCGTAAGTCGCTTGGTGGCACTACTGTCGATTATATGGTAAATTTCCCTGACAGGGACGAGCCTGTCAATCTAAAGGTGGCCAAGAATCAGGTCTTCATTAGCGAGGATGCTGTCAAGGCTCATATGATGAAGAATGCAGAGCAGGCCATTATTCGACTATTAAAGTCAGCTACGACGATCGCTAAGAAGAAGTTTGACTACTCTCCTGCTCGTCCTGTGATCGTAGCACCTCCTAAGAAGGAACCTACGCCCACGGTGCAGGAGCCAACGCTTGAGTCTATATTGGATGATGTGCCAGTTGACGATCCCCTCCAATTTGAGGAAGATTTGATCAGTGATCAGATTGAGAGCGCTGCTGTTACTGAGGTCGACGGAGTAGATTTGCAGTTAGAGGATGGTACCAGGGCCAGGATCCATCTACCTCCAGAGTTTCAGGACCTGATTGGGACTGGCACTTGAGGGTCCTCATTCTGGATGGCTATAATCTGATGTATCGTGCCTATCACGGGAATCGGTTTGGAGAGTTTCACACGATCTACAACTTTTTTCGGTCACTCAGGCCTATCGTGGAGAAATTTAAGCCAGATCGAGCCTATTTTGTCGTCGAGGGAGAGCCCGTAGGAAACGTTGAGCTTCTAGCAGGATACAAGTCAAATAGGTCTAAGGCGCCGAGTGTGTTTAGTGGGCACAAGCAGGTCTGCATGGATCTGCTGGCAGAGTCGTTTCCTATCGAGATTATTCGACATCCTAATTATGAGGCGGATGACGTTGTCGGAGGAATTGTCAGGCATTGGCATCCCTCAGATGACGTGACAATTATTTCCAGCGACACCGACTTTATCCAGCTTCTTAACGAGTTTGATACTGTCCAACTTTATAATCCAGTCAGCAAGAAGTTTATCGATGAGCCAGACTACGACTATGTTACATGGAAGGCGCTTCGAGGAGACTCGGCTGACGCCATTCCAGGAATTCCAGGCGTCGGTGATAAGACAGCGTTAAAGATGATCATGGATCCTGAGCTCATGGAATCCAAGCTCTCAGCCGACGATAATCGAAGTGTATTTGAGAGGAATTTGCAGTTGATCAGGTTTGATGGACTGGACAATGAGATGACGAGCCTAGAGGTGTCATCTCCCACATACAGCTGGGACAAGGTTCGAGACACATTTAGTCAGCTTGAGTTTAACTCAATTGTAAACGATAAGAGCTGGAAGAAATTCACAGAGACTTTTGATAATCTTTGGGCTCAGCAAAATTAACAGTATCGACTGAGTCGATATTATTTTGCATGAGAAATAATACTGGAAATTCACTGTCTACCAAGGACCTAGAGTCCCTTCGATCCCGAGGCCTGCTGGCACAAAACGAGACAGCAGTCGTTGAGGGTGATCTTATTGTTGCGATTGATGTAGTAACACAGGTTCGTCGTGTTATACACTCAGAGGGCCTGATGTTGGAGTGTAAGAGGACGTTACTGAGGGATTAGATGGAAGATTTTGGCATAAACAAGAAGATAAAGTTTAATACTGATGCACGTAAAGAGTTGCTGGATGGCGTTAATATGCTTGCTGACGCTGTCAAGATTACTCTCGGCCCTCGTGGCAGGAATGCGATTATTGAGCAGCCCGGACAGGCACCACTCGTCACCAAGGACGGCGTTACAGTTGCCAGCGCTATTAATATAAGAGAGAAATTCTCTAACCTAGGGGTCCAACTAGTCAAGGAGGTGGCATCGCGCACCAATGATGTAGCTGGCGACGGCACCACCACCGCGACCGTCCTCTCACAGGCACTCTACTCGGAGGGTTTTAGGTTGATAGAAACTGGATTCGATCCCGTGGAGATAAAGCGCGGAATGGATATCGCCTGTCAGGAGGTGATCACATCGCTTCGTGAGTCATCAATTGTTATTTCAGAGAACGAGGAGATTCGCCAGGTAGCCACAGTTTCCGCAAATGGTGAGACAGAAGTGGGAAAGATTATTGCTCAGGCAGTTAGCGAAGTTGGCAGAGATGGAGCTATCACTGTCGAGGAAGCCAAGGGATTTAACAGCTCCCTGGAGGTTGTCGAGGGAATGCGCCTGGAGCGTGGTTTTGTCTCGCCGTACTTTGTGACAAATTCAGAGAGGATGGTGGCAGAACTGACAGATGCCGTGGTATTTATCAGCGACCTTCGACTTCGCGCTGCCGACGATATCATGCCTGTCCTGGAGAAGGTCCATCGACTTAAGAAGCCGCTGCTGATAATTGCAGGTGAGATTGAGGACGAGGCGCTTCATCTCTTGACAGTTAATAAGATGCAGGGCGTCCTTAGTGTCTGTGCTATTAGGGCACCCGGTTTTGGGGAGTCTAGATTGGCGTACCTGGGAGACATTGCTGTTTTGACAGGTGGTTCAGTCGTCTCTGCTGCGTCCGGAATTGATGTCAAGACAGTCACTGAGGATCACTTTGGAAATGCCAAGAGGGTGATTGTGGGGAGGTCTAGCACAACCCTAGTTGATGCAGCTGGTACTACCGATGAGATTACAGGCAGGGTATCAGACATAAAGGCACAATTAGATGATGTTACGGTACTTGATAATGAGCAGGCGATTCTTAAGGACAGGTTAGCGCGATTGTCTGGCGGTGTAGCCATTATTAAGGTTGGTGGGTCGACTGAGGTTGAGCTGCGTGAGCGAAAGGACAGGGTCGACGATGCGCTGAATGCGACACAGGCCGCCATCGATGAGGGTATTGTTCCAGGCGGCGGAATTGCACTGGTCAGGTCATCTGCCTGCCTGAAGGCACTCGCCAAGAAACACACCGGAGCTGTCAGGGCAGGAATTGAAGTGGTCAGGACCGCATGTCTGGCACCAATAACCCAGATTGCTAAGAACGCAGGCCAGGAGCCTGTTATTATTCTGTCCAAGGTTAGTCGACTGAAGGGTAATCTTGGCTACAATGCAGAGACCGGCAAGTTCACTGACATGTTCGATGATGGTATTATTGATCCTGTCAAGGTGACACGATATGCGCTGGAGAACGCTGTGTCAGTCGCAGGCCTTATGCTGACAGTGGACACAGCTATCGTGGAGGATGATCCGTCGGGATAATACTTATCTAGTAGAGTTCTGCGAGGTCACGTGTCAAGCCTAAGAAACATAATACTGTCTACACTGCAAGAGGTAGCTAAAAAGCGTAAAAAATCTAAGTCCAAGGCCAAAAAGACAAAGTCGGCAACCCTGTCAGCCGCCTATGACTCTGACCTTCGTCTCGCCCTTTTCAATCTCAAGCAGAGGAATATTGTCAAGTCTAATGGCAAGTTTCGAAAGAAGGGCGATCACTATTATGCTAGCGTCAAGTACAACGGCTCTAAGGCTGACCTGAAGGATGCTGTAATTAATTTCTACGGAAGATTTGTGAAGGTTGTATGAGATGAGTGATGACATGAATCTCATAATGGAGGGGTGGCGTGAGTTTTTATCCAAGGCTGCTGGAAATTACGAGCCGCAGTGGAGGATGGAGATAAAAAAGCTACTTGTCCCAGGTAAGGGCCTGCCGGTTACACACCAGACCAGTGCTGCGAACCTGCAGGCGATCATGAAGGGCGGCAAAATGAAACGCCACTCTCCGCACAATGTGCTCGATGCAATCTGGTTTACTGTTGGCCATAATGAGAACCGGATGGACTGGACAGGTTTTGACCGGACCGGCGTATTAATCCACGGATACGTTCCCGAGAGCCAGCTTGACAAACTGCATCCCGACGAGTCTGTCTCTAGTAACGATGCTGATGTCCAACGCAAGTACTACGATTCAGGCAGGCACTATAAAGACGCCCTAGTTTCCCAATACTCGTCAGGCGCCTCAAGAGAAGTCCTTGGTGCCCCTGTGTACTTGGAGGATGAGTGGAGCACCGATCACTTGGAGGCAGTGCTTGTGGGAAAGCAGAGGCTGGCAAAGGATGAATTGGGGGATCCCGCCTCCTTGGCTGTGGCGATTGAGAGAGGTAATGATGATGAGGCTTCGTAATATTATTCTGGCAGTCCTTCAAGAGGGCACCTACTCGAACATAGGTTTTAACGTTGAAGCCTCTGCTGGCATGAATGATACCGGTGAACCGAATATTGAGGTTGAAATTAGGATCGATCGTGACCTTAGTGATGGTGATCGATCCGCGCTTCGCGCTGAGCTGTATGATGCTATTGTCCATGAGATGACGCACCTCGGTCAGGCTGACATGGAAGAGGTTACACATAACCAGTGCGGTCCTGAGTATTTTGCGTGCATGATAGAGACCGAGGCATTCGTGTCTGGATTTCTTGCACGTGCCGAGCTGGAGAAGCGAGATGTTACGAGCATAATAGACAAGTACTTGCAGGACCAGTTGGGAATAGGCAGGCTCAAGCCGGGTCAGGATGCCATTGTCAAGGATGCATGGCTAGAACAGATTCCTAAACTAAACGCCGAGATTGAGTCCTCAAAGAGAAGCCTGGCTATGAAGCTCACAACTAACCTGTTAGAGTTGGTTAATGAAGGAGAGTCTAAAAGCGGTGAGATTGACAGCGGGTACTATGAACATATTGCTGAAGAGCCGGACTTTGAAGACGAAGATATTGATACGCTGCAGGCCAATTATTTTATTGTTGATTATACTATCAAGCATTCAGTCAATTAACAAGTCTTAAGTTTCTGCATATTTATATTAGTATGAAAGGCTAGAATGTCCCCGTGGCCCCTAATACCCATAATTCGACGAAAGCGTCGCCGACAGGAGCGCCAGCAGGTTCCGTTGCCTCCACCCCCACAACCCTATGAGATTGATACGCATAGGACCGGAAGTCATCCCACCTCCCAGGACAATCCTAAACCAGACACGCCCCGACGTGGTGTCGTGATTATTGATATGTGAGTCGCGATGGATACGACAGCTAGCAAGTTAAAGACTATTGATGCCCTTACTCACGTTAATTTAATTCTTTCACTATCCGTTGTCCTTCTGCTCAATATTATAGATGCATTTTTCACGATAATTTTTGTTGATAGACTGGGCTATCAGGAGGCCAATCCTATTGTTGCACCTCTGTTCACCTGGGGTCCGTCAACGTTTTTTGTATGGAAGATAGTGACCGTTTTTGCATGTTGCGTTATAATTTATGCATCATGGACGAAGAGTAAGAAAAAGTGGGTCCAAAAATTTGTAAATGTTTTAATGGTCGTATATGGGATTTTAGCCTTAACACATGCCTGTGTGATGGTTAGACTATTAATGTAACGCCACTATGTTAAATGAGATAGTCATATTTGCTGCTTGGATAGCGGTTGGACATATAATTGCAGCATTGGTCCTGTATTTAAATCACAGGTTTGTCTTTCATGGTCAGCTTGGTCGGCTGCCACTGTTAAAGAATACTAGAAAATTACACACCCTACATCATCAGCACACATTTGATGATCATATTAATGAGTATCTTGTGACGCCGACATGGGGCAAATTATCACTTGGTTCGTTATTTTTCGCATCGGCATTTATAATAACTCCTGGCTTTGCTCTCGGCCTTTTAACGTTTGCACGTGTTTACGGATATCGACACCTAATTACTCACAACGGAGATCGATCAAAATTTGCGTTGCATCATATGCATCATCATCATAGGGCACATGTTAATTTTGCCGGAGTCTATCCGATCTTTGATCGCATCTTTGGCACGCACGAGGACTATAAGGCATGAAAAGAATATTGAGAACTACATATCTGGCCACGGTTATTATGGGAATTTTAGGCGGAATAATGGCGCTTGTTACAAATGATATGTCAGAATTTTGCGCTTGGTTTACCGCTGTAGCCATGGCCGGCGCAGGTTTTATTAAAGAGACGGATGAGGAATAAACTATTGTACATGCACAACATAGTGATTAATATTATCCATGGTTCAATCCGGAGGTAACATGAATCAAGAGACAATTCAAATGATCGCTGATCTTCGCAAGCACCTTGTGCTTCGTTATGAGAAGGTCGACAGACAGAATCCAGCTGCCGTTATGAAGGAGTCAACTTTTGCTGATGAGCTCGAGACGCTGATTAGGAGCGTCGATGATATTTTAAGGCCATACGTTAAGTTCGAGTAATCTCGTGTAATCAACTTAGCTAAGTGGTATTATCTTTATGTAATGCTTGCACTTAGGCTACTTTTTTGTTTTATATGTCCGCCCTTAGCTGTTTTTGACAATGGCTGTCTGACATTTTTAATTATCTTATTCTTGTGGCTGGCTTTCTGGCCACTGGCGACAGGCATATCTGTCGCTGTCGTAATTTTTGACCAGCAGGAAAATAAAAGTTAAAAGTAGCATGAGCGCGTGTAATGCACCGCGTGAAGTGTTAATATAACATATATAAGGAGAAGACCACATTGGCAACAACACTACAAACATATTTTAAACAGCTCTCTAAGGGTAAACTGCTGACCAGGGAACAGGAAGTCGAGCTCTCAAAAAAGATTGAGGAAGGGCATCGACCGTCCAGGGACAGGATGATTGAGTCCAACCTTCGTCTCGTAATTTCAGTCGCTAAGAAATACCAGAATCGAGGCGCCTCTTTAGAGGACCTGATCCAGGAGGGCAACATCGGCCTAATGAAAGCTGTTGATAAGTTTGACTGGCGAAGAGGATGTCGTTTTAGCACCTACGGCTGCTGGTGGATTCGACAGTCTATTACAAGGCACCTAGAGGATATCGGCAGGACTATTCGCGTGCCAGGACACATCACAGGCCTTTATATTAAGATCAAAAGGTTGAATGAGGAGTATGAGCACGAGTTCGGTACGAAGCCTACCGACGAGGAGATTGCTGGGATTCTTGGTGTTACAGTCCGCCAGGTTAAGAATGTAAAGCGGACAAATGTTAGTACCGTATCCATTGATGCAACATTCCCAGGGGGTGATAGTGATTCTCCTAGCTTGCATCGCAAGATTGAGGATGACAGTGCTAAGCAGCCTGATCAGGTTCTCGAGAGGTCAGAGCTGCTGGAACAGGTTAGGGATGTCCTAGGTAGCTTGACAGCGAAGGAGGAGAAGATTATTCGACTTCGCTTTGGCCTTAGCGAGTCCGACTATAATAGTACTGATAAGTTTAAGATGAGTCATGATGATATGATCAATGCGCTCGGCGCACCAGGAGAAAAATAGTGCTGATTCCAACCAACGTTCACCCTCCCGCAATGTTTGCCCATCATAATCACAGAATTGTTAGGGGTAGATTTCCAGATACAGGCGCCGTGAAGTTTATAACCGGACTGGGCATTAGGAAGTTTGTCAGTTTAGGTGTAGGATTTCCAGGTACTCCTGAACGGGCCCTTGGAAAGTCTAACAAGATTGAACTGATTCACTTTCCAATCTCCCCGACCGAGAGCCAGAATGACCAGCGACTGTCGGATATTATTGACTACATTCTGGTCAAGAATTCCGACTCTAAGATCTACATTTATGATGACGACGGTTTTTCATGTACAGGTATTATTTGTGGTATCTTACGCCGCATTGAGGGGTGGGATATTGCCTCGACTATCGAGGAGTGTACCAGGTTTTTTCCTGGTGGACAGTTGAGTCCGGATGCTGTTAGGACTGTTTGCAATTTTAACATTTCAAGGTGGCGATAGGCCCCAAGGAGACAATAATTATGAGTATGCCAAAAGGACACAAGATTAGCGGTGGTTATGCCACTGTTGCCAAGGAATATCAGGGTCATGACTATCGGACTATCTCGGAGATTATGACGAAGGATGGGCACAAGATGAACCATGCTACGGCTCGAAATAAGTTTCTCCAGGTCATGGAAAAGTTTGCCGAAAGAGTTTGTGCAGATAATTATGCTAAAGCAAGCACGAAGGCAGTCGCCAGGAACCCACAGTTTCAGGCGGGAATTTGTGAGATGCTTCAAGGGATTGATGCAGGACGATAGTGATGAAGGCCCTAGGCCAGTCTCAGACTTATTTGAGATCTTAGAATCGCTGGGTGTAAACGCCGCGCTTAGGCTTTGTATCGATGATGATACCTTGGTGGAGCCATTTGTAACTGATGCGATGACTCAATTTGTGAACATTCACGAGTACGCGTTATATGATGATAAATTCGAGCCACCCACAATTGACGACCTCTGCGACATTGTTATTCTAAACATGACACTGTCGGTTGATCCTCGTATTAAAGATACATTTCAGGAGTGGGTTAGTGATGTTATTATGTTGCTCGCTACAGGTGCTATTAATTTGGATGAGTTTATAGACTTTAGTGCGTGAGAGGTAAATGAGCAAGAAAAAGCGCCATAAAAAGGGCGCGGATGTCTTTGATGTCAGTGTGATCCGTCGACCTAGAAAGAAAAAAAGGGCATTTCCAAGGATTAAAAATTTTGGTTTTGGACATGATATCGATGATATTGTGGATCCCGATGACCTATTTAATTTTGAGAAGATTAAGAGGAGACCTAAAAAGTGTTGACATGGAATTATTACAAGAGGCGCAAGAAGCTTAACGTAGCCAAGTGGATGCAAAACAACAAGATTACTAGTTATGCGACGTTTAAAAAATACCTGCTTTCAATAGGTGTAGAGCCACCTTCCAAGAGTGAAGCACCGTCGTTTTCGAGGGCAACTCCAGCCAAGAGCGCCCCAATGGTCAAGAAGACACCTGAAGTGATAGCCGACGCCACGCGTAAGGCTGTCGCTAAAAAGACTGCATCGTCGACACCAAAGAAGTCGACCACAGCGCCGAAGAAAACACCTGCAAAGAAGAGGGCTTATACTAAAAAGTCAGATACTTCTAGTTCGAAACCACTAATTAGTGATAGCAGTGGAGTTGAAAATGAAGGCGCTGACACGACACCTTAATGAAGAGGGCTTAACATACCTGCAACACCTTGTTCGAGCTCTTGGGTTTTTAAGGGGCACCCTTTTTGCGTCTGTCGTCCTAACTATACATGCTTTTTTGCCATTCCTATTTGTCAGGACTGGCTCGGTTATTTTGGCCGATTTAAACGAGAAGATGAAAAAGCATTGACATGGACGACGCTACGATTGTCCTCTTTGACATAGACGGCACTCTGACGGAGCCACGACGAAAAATCGGGTCGACGATGATAGATGTCCTGATAGAGCTTTCTGAGGCCTCTCACATCGGATTGGTGACCGGAAGCCCGGTCTCACTTATTGAGGAGCAGTTGGCACCATTTTTTGAACAAGCACCCAGTTCCGTTACCGAAAATATTGACCTGCTTCCGTGCAATGGCACCCAGCATTATTACTGGGATGCATCAGAGCAAAAGATTATGATGTCATCATCGGTGTCTATGCGAGACGAGATTGGTGAGACTAGTTTTCAAAAACTGTTGGCAGAGGTCCAGCTGGGCCAGCTTAAATTCGCCACTAAAATTGCGCCTGTCTACAATCTGCCAATGTGCGGTAATTTTGTTGACTATCGAGGATCCCTGCTTAACTGGTGCCCTATTGGAAGGTGTGCAGATTTCGATGATCGAAATCTCTTCATAGAGGCCGATACGCAGCACAATATTCGAACTGGTTTAAAAGTGGGCCTTGAGCTGGCCATGGCTGATGTTGATGGGATTGTGATAAAGTATGGCGGACAGACTAGTTTCGATATATTTCCCGCTGGATGGGATAAGACATTTTGCCTGCGCCACTACAACGACCCGGCCGTTTGGTTTGTGGGTGACAGTTGCACGCCTGGGGGCAATGACTACGAGATATACGAGAAGTATCGAACTGAGGGTAGGTCGTTTATTACATCCAGCCCTGCTGAGACGGTAAAGATAATTCGTGCTAAAATAATCCCTCAGGTTGAGGAATTTTTATTTGGTGCTGATTAATTGGTGTATCGTTGATAATTATTTTATTGGATGGTTTCGATTATGAAAGACCTGTTATTTGAAGAGCGTCAGACGAAAGAGACTGAGCTTCGACTGATCGATTTTGATGTGACACTCGAGCTGGCCAAAAAAGTCAATATATCTGAGACGCTGACTGCAATTAGGATTGCGCAGGGCGTCGCAACAGCGACCCAGCAGGATCCAGCCGATAAAGGTGCTTCAGGACGAGCAAGGCTTAATATTAAAATTAGGTTCGTACCTGATGCTAAGTCGCCTGTCGACCAGGTCCATGAGATTGCTGACACCCTTAAACTGAAGGGTATTCGAACCATAAGGATTGACACTAGGGAAAATGCACCTGTCCTTCGTAAGGGCGGAAAACGATTTGTTATATCAGGACCAGGATAATGTCTGGACCCGATTCCTCGCCATTAGTTCATGATGTGCTAGACCCTGAGATATGGGATGATAGCACTATGCGACGTGGTGCTAGGAAGGCACTTCTTCGCATCGCGGCTGAGTTTTTGATTAGTCTTGGTATCGAAGCCACACCTGAGGATATAACTGTCACAGGAAGCATGGCTAATTTTAACTACACACCTGAGAGTGACCTAGATCTCCATGTTATAATGGATTATTCTTCAATAGACGAAGATCTAGATCTTGTTAGTCAAATGCTAATGGCCAAGAAGTCGCTGTGGAACCTCAGGCACAATATCACTATCAAGGGTCATGACGTCGAGGTATATCCTCAGGATGCTTCTGAGTTACATCATTCGACAGGTGTCTATAGCGTCCTTCGAGACAAGTGGGTGATCCAGCCGACTCGAACGGAACCAAGTGTCGATCCGGCATCTGTGGTACAGAAAGTGGAGTCTCTCATGGCTCTGATTGATGACACACTTCAGCGTTCAGATAGGGCGATGCACATCACAGGCTTGCGTGAGAAGCTGGCCAATATGAGAAAAACAGGGTTAAGTAATGCAGGCGAGTTTTCCGTGGAGAATTTAGCCTTTAAAGAGCTCAGGCGGAGGGGCTACTTGGATCGCCTCGCCGACACTGAGAGATCCGACAGAGACATATCATTGTCCGTTGCTCAGGAGGGGTATAATATGAAAATACTAAAGAGTGAACTAGCAGCAATTTTAAAGGAAGAGCTTGGTGAGTTGGATAATCCGAGGCATCGAGGTAGTCCAGATCCAGAATCTAGGGCATCCTCCAATTTTGATCCTCCCAATGATCTTATTCTAGGCGCAGACGAGGGCTGTGGCTGTCACGAGCCTACGACAGAGTCACACGATGATGGGAATGACATGGCACGTACCGTGCTTCGTGAGGTCAGTTCGCTATCATCCAAGATTGAGTCCGCTCTGGCGGGTCGAGATGATCTACCGGACTGGGTCGATGTAAAGCTTGCGGCTGCCTTGACACACCTCAATGATATTCACCTGTACCTGCGAGGCGATGCCTGATGAAAAAGAAGTCAGCCAACCAGAAGGAGGTCATGATAAGTTCCAAGAAGGCAAATGGGAGGATTGTGACTGAACGAAAGATTATAAATCCTCGACGTCGGATTGAGGGCGTCCCTATAATCGATGAGGAGTGGGAGAAGTACTTTAACGATCACCAGTACGGCTTTGGTGCCGATGTACAGCGATGCCATGGCATGGACCTTGCAACTGAGGAAAGGCCGATGGGCCCCTGGTACGAAAGGTTACCATGACGGCTATTGTGGTGGTTTTACTGGTCTTAATGGTCGCGTGGATAATAATTAATGATAGAGGCACTATTGGTAGGAAAGACTAGGATGAGAATAAGAAAGTCCCAGCTTAAGAGTATACTGACTGAGGAGTTGTCTCCTTGGCTGGCCGAACAGACAGAAGGTGGCCTCGGTGAGCAGGTCGCGTTTGGGGATTACACATCTGAGAACTTTGATCTGTGCCCGGGTGCCGTCAAGGCATTTGTCAAGCTTAAGGATGAGATGAGTGAACAGCACCACGTTGACCTAGCTCTTAAGGCCATGCGAGCTGTCGACGAGCTCCTAGGCATTGAGAGGGATGTCCTGGCAGCTGAGACTGCCACGGAAGAGCAGTTCGAGTCGATGGTCGACCTTGCAGGAGAGACCAGAGTTGCTGCCGGGCAACTCGGCGCCGAGATTGGACAGGACCTGGCGTCAGACTTTAAGTTTGTTGGGGGACATCTTATAAAGGTGGCTAAGCTACTTAGGGGTAGTGATGAAAATTAACAAGGGGGCGCTTCGCCACGTAATCGAGACTGTTATTAATGAGGAGACCGGTTCACCCGCCTCTCCCCTAGATCCCAACGGTGACGGTAATCTAACACCGATGGAACTGTTTCACCACTTTGATTTAGACTCCGATGGCCAGGTGTCCATCAAGGACTATGAGGACCATATCAAGTGGCACTGTAAAAATCCAGATGGTGTCCAGCAGGAGCTGGCCATCGAACAGACAGTACCTATGCACCTTCAGGATTCAGGTGTTCATGGCACCGGTGTCTTCGCCTCGGCCGATATCCCGGCGGGAACTAATCTTGGGATCTCACACATCGCTGCAGCCAACAGTTATATCCCCACAAATCTTGGAGCATTTCACAATCATAGTGACGAGCCGAATGCTGGCAATGTACTCCGCCGCGGCGTCCGAAGGCTATTCGCCCTCCAGGATATTGCGGCTGGTGACGAGATAACAGTAGATTACAGACAACAGCCTGACCTGGAACAGCCAGATAGTTTTTAAGTATTTGCTGTAAAGTCTCACACCTGACGGTATATTAGTCAGGTTGGCAAAGATGACAGTAGACTACGATAAATTTTTTCCCTATGATGAGATGCGGGCCACACAGCGCACCGCTATCGACTCCACGCTTACGGCATTTAACGCCAACAAGCGGTTCGTTATCATAGAGGGCGGGACTGGTGTTGGCAAATCGGCCATTGGAGTCACCATCGCGCGGTACTTTGATAACCAGTTAACGATCCCTGCCGATGGGTATAAGCGCGGGTCATATTTTGTCACGACTCAGAAGCTACTTCAGGATCAGTACACATCGGACTTTGGCGCCCCATCTGGTCAAATGGTCTCGATTAAGTCATCCACTAACTACCAATGTAAGTTTCACAAGGCTAGTAATTGCTCAGAGTCCCAGGCTGCACTTCGTACTGCGCCAAGGGAAGGGAAGTTTTTTAAGACGTGCACCAAGTCATGTCGGTATAAGCTTGCCAAGAAGGATTTCATCGACTCTCCGGAGTCTGTCACCAACTTTCCCTATTTGCTTACCGAATCAAACTACTCAGGAAAGATTACGCCTCGAGAGCTGCTTGTCGTCGATGAGGCACACAATGCTGAGTCTGAGCTGAGCAAGTTCGTCGAGGTCACGGTCTCTGAGCGGTTCTGCAAACAGATGCTTGACATTAACTGGCCAGGAAAGCCGACACAGTTTCAGGCATCCAAGTGGATTAGAAGTGTTTACTTTCCAAAGATCAAACGACAGAGGGACCACATCGAGAAGATGATGGAGAAGTTCACCGACCTAGAGAAGACAATGAAGGAGTTTGGAAAGATAGCTCGTGAGTTTGACCTGCTTCGCGGGCATTGTGACAGATTGGAGACTTTCCTCAGCGTCTATGATGCCAGCAACTGGGTCTTTGAGAATGTCCCGGCGTTTGGTCGGTCCAAGCGCAAGATGACGTTCCGTGCCATTGATATCGCGCCTTTTGCCGAGGCGTACCTCCTCAGACTTGGTCAGCGGGTGCTACTAATGAGCGCTACGATCCTGGACAAGGAGGCATTCTGTCGCTCATTAGGGATTCGACAGTCTGAGGCAGAGTTTATTAGTATTCCCTCTCCTTTTCCAATTGAACACCGTCCGGTCTTTTCCTTAGGGGTTGGCAGTATGAATAAGTCTAATATTGACTCCACGCTGCCTAAGATGACCAAGACTATTCGTGAGTTACTTGGACAGCATCCTGATGAGAAGGGAATAATTCATACTCATACATTTAAGATCGCAAAGGCCATCAAGGCCGAGATTAGGGGAAATTTGGGAAAGAGGCTCCTAATACACACATCAGAAGACCGCGAGGAGGTCCTGAGACGTCATCTGGGGTCATCCGAACCTACTGTCCTATTATCACCATCTATGACTGAAGGGGTTGACTTAAAAGACGACCTGAGTCGCTTTCAGGTAATCTGCAAGGTACCGTATCCGTACTTCGGAGATCCGTTGGTTCGCAAGCGAATGAATAAGTGGTCATGGTGGTATCCCCTCCAGACTGCGAAGACCCTGATCCAGGCAACTGGCCGAAGTATTCGAAATTTCGACGACTATGCCGTCACGTACGTTTTAGACTCCGACTGGATGACATTCTTTGGAAGGGCGACCAGGTTCTTTCCTGCTGACTTTAAGCGGCGAATGCAATGATAGTACTGCCAATTAGCGACCTTCATGTGGATCACATGCAGCCCGGAACATTTGAGGAGATGTTGCGGGCCCTGAACCGCGATGTGGATGTCTTAGTTGTGGCAGGAGACGTCTGTAATTCTGGCACTCGACTTCCTAGTGTGCTAGGGACATTCTGCGAGGAGTTTCAGCATGTAATTTATGTGGCAGGCAATCACGAACACTACAATAATCCTGTTGCTAAACTCCAGGCCACAATTGACGGGATCTCCCAAAAGTACTCCAACTTCTATCACCTTGATAATTCCGCGGTCGAACTATGCGGCGTTAGGTTCGTCGGGTCGACGTTGTGGTTTCCATTCCAGGAGAGCAATAAGAAGTTCGAACGGCCGATGGCTGATTTTGGACAGATACCTGAATTTCGTGACTGGGTGTATGACCAGAACGTCAAGTCCCAGGCCTACCTTAGGAATACCGTCGTTGAATCTGACGTGGTGATTACGCATTTTCTGCCTAGTCACCGATCGGTGGCACAACAATATATCGCATCACCGTTTAATCGATTTTTTGTCTGCCCGATGGATGACATGATCGAGGAGATTCAGCCTAGGGCATGGATCCACGGCCACACTCACACCTGCTCCTTTTATAATATAGGCGACACGCGTGTCGTCTGCAACCCATTTGGATACGAGAATATTGGCGAGAAGTCCGGGTTTTGCCCGTGGCTTCCGCTGGAGATTGAAATATGAAAAAGACAATCTGCTTTGATGATGTCCTATTAGTTCCACAGTTTTCTGCTATCAAGAGTCGATCGGAGATTGATATCAGTTCCGAGCTTCGACCTGACGCTCTCACTTTGGATGTCCCGATTATATCCAGTCCCATGGACACCGTCACGGAGCACTATATGGCCCGTGCTATGGAGGACATCGGGGGCCTGGGCGTGATTCACAGGTACAATTCAGTGAAACAGCAGGTCGCGATTGTTAAAAAGACTCGTGATATTGGAACAGTTCATGTTGCAGCTGCAATTGGAGTGGGGAGCGCACACTTAGAGCGTGCTACTGCTCTTTACGATGCTGGTGTCCATATTCTGTGCGTTGATATTGCACATGGCCATCATATCCTGATGAAGAAGATGCTTTCCGATCTTCGGGAAATTTTTGGAGACGCCGTTCACATCATGGCAGGCAATGTTGCAACTCTTGACGCATTTAATGACTTGGCCGACTGGGGCGCCGACTCTATTCGTGTTGGCATTGGTGGTGGTAGTATCTGCTCCACCCGCACCCAGACAGGCCACGGCATGCCAACGCTTGAGTCAATTATTAGCTGCGCGTCGTCCGATAGGAATGCCAAGTTAATTGCTGACGGTGGACTGAGGACGTCAGGTGATATTGTCAAGGCTCTCGCTGCCGGCGCTGATTTTGTTATGCTGGGCTCTATGCTGGCTGGGCATGCCGAGACGCCTGGAGACGCTATCTTTGTAAAGGGACAGAAGAGAAAGGTATATCGAGGAATGGCTAGCAAGGACGCTCAGATCGAGTGGCGAGGCCATACGGCCTCCATTGAGGGCGTCTCATCTACGGTTCCATATCGAGGTGGAGTCGCTGAGAAACTGTACGAGATAAAGACGGGAATTAGGAGTGGGCTTTCATACACCGGCGCTCGAGACTTGCGCGAGTTTAGAGCTAAGGCGCGGTTTGTTGAGCAGACATCATCCGGCACCACCGAGGGATTGACTCACATAAATCTCAGATGAGTTCCAGGTCGTGGTATGTATATATCGTTAGGTGTTCGGATGATACCCTCTATACAGGGGTGTCGACGGACATATCTAGAAGAGTTCGTACGCACAATTCAGGTCGTGGTGCCAAATATACAAGGTCCCGTCGACCTGTTAGTATTGTCTACGCAGGTCCTGAGATGACCCAGTCTGCTGCGCTCAGAGAGGAGCGCCGGATAAAGTCACTCTCCAGGAAGAAAAAGTTAATGATTATCAAGGAGTATCTTAGGAGAGATTTAAATGGCAATTGATAAGAATTTTTATAATGAGGCATCAGCCGCTAAGCTTGGATGGGATCCTAGCTGGTTCGGCGCTGAGGAGTTTGACGAGGACCTGGTGAAAGCTGTTAGAAAGTGGCAGCGCGGTATAGGCTTGACTGCAGATGGGCTAGTCGGTCCAATGACATATCGTCGGGTTTGGACAGAACGTGAGTCGAATATTAGCGACGCAGAGGCCATAGCTGTCAGGTCCATGAAGTTGTCCTCCAACAATCACATCGTCCATAATGGCAACTTCTTTCCCATCGATTGGGACTCAGTTGTGCTGTGGGATGAGGAAGGCGGATTGGCGGCTAAGGACGGAAACTATACGTCCTATGCAGGAAAACCAGATCGAAAGCCTAAGTTTTTTGTCAATCACTGGGATGTCTGTCTTTCCGCTAAATCGTGTTCACAGGTCCTTAATAAACGAGGTATATCAATTCATTTCTGCATAGATAATGATGGCACAATCTACCAGCTTCTAGACACTCAGCACACTGCGTGGCATGCCTCAGGTCGAGCCTGGAACCATTCCAGCATCGGCGTCGAGATCAGTAACGCTTACTATCCAAAGTATCAGGACACGTATGTTCGACGAGGATTTAATAGGCGCCCCCTAGTTGAAGGTGCCCAGTGTCACGGCCAATCCATGAAGCCGTTTATGGACTTCTATCCAGTACAACTCCAGGCATTAAAGGCTCTTTGGGTGGCTGTGCATCGCGCCACTGACATACCATTTGAGTGCCCTACTGATGATGACGGCAAGCTCATAACTACTGTCTCTAAGGAGTGCACTAAGAATCGATTTGAGGGATTCGTTAATCATTATAATTTGACGAGAAATAAGATTGACTGCGCAGGTCTTGATTTAGTTGGAATGCTTGCCGATGTGAAGGAGATGACAAAGTGATGAGAGTGACCGCTGCTGAAAAGTACCAGGATATTTTAACCCCAGATGCGCTGGCATTTTTGGAAGCACTGTCGGCGATGTTTACACCCCTACGAAATGATCTTTTAGAAAATCGAGAGAGGATGTCGGAGTGGCGACATGAGTCGGGTACTAATTTGGACTATCCGTTTACCACGGCTGATATTCGTTCGGCGAAATGGACAGTTGCAAAGATTCCAGATGACCTCCAAGATCGCCGGGTTGAGATTACAGGTCCGACTGATCGAAAGATGGTGATAAATGCCCTCAACTCAGGCGCTCAGGCGTTTATGGCTGACTTCGAGGACTCCCTGTCGCCCACGTGGAGTAATGTTATGGAGGGCCAGCAGAATCTTCGTGATGCTGTCAGGCGTGATATAACGTTCGAGCATCCAACTAAGGGAACATATCACTTGAATGATCAGCCCGCAGTACTAATGGTTCGTCCCAGGGGCCTGCATTTAGACGAGTGTAATATTCTGTTTGGTGATGAGCCCATCCCGGCTAGTCTTGTTGATTTTGGCCTCTACTTCTTTCATAATGCGCAGGAGCTCATTGACCGTGATACAGGTCCTTATTTCTATCTTCCTAAGCTGGAGTCAGCGCAGGAAGCTGCCTGGTGGAACCAAGTGTTTAGTTTTGCCCAAAGCTACGTAAAAATTCCTATCGGGACAATCAGGGCGACTGTTCTGATTGAGACCCTCCCGGCAGCTTATCAGATGGAGGAGATACTGTTTGCACTTCGTGAACACTCTGCTGGTCTTAACTGCGGGAGGTGGGACTATATCTTTAGTTATATTAAGACTATCGGCCACGATGAGCAGTACATTTTGCCAGACAGATCAGACGTCACCATGGAGTCACCATTCATGAATGCCTATGTTCGCCGCCTGATCGACACATGTCACCGCAGGGGGGCCCACGCCATGGGGGGTATGGCGGCACAGATCCCGATTAAGGGAGACGAAGAGGCCAATGATCGAGCATTGGGCGCCGTTCGCAAAGATAAGCTTCGAGAGGTGAAGATGGGGCATGACGGCACGTGGGTGGCACATCCCGCGCTTGTCTCCCTGGCTAGGGATATTTTTGACACTCATATGCCAACGTCGAATCAGATTATGTCGGTGCCACGATTTAATACAACCGTGACAGCAGCGGACCTTCGCGAGCCACCGACAATTGGTAGGCGAACTGTTGGCGGGCTAGTTAAGAATATTGACGTGTCGTTGAGATATATAGAATCATGGTTACGTGGCGCTGGATGTGTTCCATTGTATAATATGATGGAGGACGCTGCCACAGCCGAGATTTCAAGGGCGCAGATTTGGCAGTGGGTTTATCATGGCGTGAACCTCTCGAATGGGGAGCCAGTGACCATGCGACTAGTGGATAATTACATTAAAAATGCGGTGACTGCCATTAAGGAAGAAACAACTGACTTAAGGGATAGTAGGATTGACGATGCGGCCGAGATTCTTCGCGACACCGCACTAACGAGTGACTTTGCGTCGTTCTTAACATTGGATGCGTACGACATGTTGGAACCAAGGCATGACCTACGGGAGACTAGGTAAATTGACAACTGACAGATGGACTGGAATACAGAGGGATTACACCCAGAAGGACGTTGAACGTCTTCGTGGGAGCGTAAGGGTAGAACACACACTTGCACGAAAGGGCGCCGAAAGGTTATGGAGTGCCATGATCAATCCAGACACCGATGCCGTCAGGGCTTTGGGAGCTCTTACAGGCAACCAGGCTGTCCAGCAGGCAAGGGCAGGTCTCCAGGGAATTTACGTAAGCGGCTGGCAAGTCGCTGCCGACAATAACCTGTCAGGCCATATGTATCCGGATCAGAGCCTGTACCCTGCAAACAGCGTTCCCAATGTCGTTAAGAAGATAAATCAGGCCCTTCAGAGAGCTGACCAGGTCGAGAGTTCCGAGGGTGATGTCACCCGTGACTGGTTTGTTCCGATTGTCGCAGACGCTGAGGCTGGTTTCGGTGGGCCCCTCAATGCCTTTGAGATGATGAAGGCCATGATCGAGGCAGGAGCAGCCGGCGTCCACTTTGAGGACCAGCTTAGCTCTGAGAAGAAGTGCGGTCACTTAGGCGGCAAGGTTCTGGTCCCCACATCACACTTCCTGCGCACTCTTAAGGCTGCACGTCTTGCGGCTGACGTGATGGACACACCCACGATCCTTATTGCCAGGACTGATGCTAATAGTGCCAAACTTTTGACATCGGATATTGACGAGAGGGATCGCCAGTTTATTACCGCTACTGACGGGCAGCTTGATAGGACACCTGAGGGATTCTTTAGGATTACGGGAGGCCTGGACGTTGCCATCGCGCGTGGTCTCGCCTATGCTCCTTATGCTGACCTAATCTGGTGTGAGACATCAACACCCAGTATTGATGAGGCACGCCGATTTGCCGATGCCATTCATGCCGAGTTTCCTGGAAAGATGTTGGCATATAATTGCTCACCCTCATTTAACTGGTCCAAACACTTGAGCCCACCAGATATCAGGTCATTTCAGGGACAACTTGCTGAGATGGGATACACATTTCAGTTTGTGACATTAGCAGGATTTCACTCTCTTAATATGGGAATGTTTGATCTTGCGAGGGGTTACCTGGAGCACGGGATGAAAGCATACTCAGCGTTACAGAATCACGAATTTAATCAGGTGAATGTCGGTTACACTGCTGTTAAGCACCAGCGTGAGGTTGGAACCGGATACTTTGATGATGTCACCGGAGTTATATCAGGCGGCACCTCTTCTACAACTGCCATGGCGGAATCTACGGAGTCAGAGCAGTTTTAAGGAAAAGATTATGGCACACAATGTCAGACCCTTTGATGTTAACTATTTAATAAACCCAACCCAGGATCACTTGCGTGAGCTGGCAATTGCACACACCCCCTGCACCATTGTGACTGAACACGGCAACCTTATGAAGGTTAGTCGAAATAAGGCGCGGATGGCAAAGTACACATATGTGATTGACAATGAGGTGAATGCTGATCAGTACTCCCATCAGGTAATCTCGCCAGCCAAGGCGCAGGTGCTGATTGATATACAGCGGCAGTACATTGAGGATGCCGGCCGCCTGATAGATATTAGGGGATCTCTCGGTGTAGGTGATCGGGCTGTTCCTGTCCAGTGGCTTTATACACTGGAAGGTGCAAATATTGCAGGTATGCAGTCACACATGACATTTTTGGATTTCTCACCAGAGTTTACGCCAGAGTTTCAGGTGATCTACACACCTAATCTGTTCCTTGAGGACATGCCAGGCCGGCAAGCGATCCTTGTCGACCTTAAGAGCTATCGAACCTACATCATCGGTCCTGATTATTTCGGTGAGTCTAAGAAGGCAGCACTTCGAATGCTGAATGATTATGCCTACCAGCGTGGCGGATTAGTGCTTCATGCCGGCGCAAAGCTTATTGAATCAGCCGGTGAGAGAATGTCAATGACTATTATGGGACTGTCTGGTACAGGAAAGACGACAACGACTTTTTCGCAGCAGGGAGACCTGACACAGCCGATACAGGATGACATGGTTACGATTTGGCCGTCCGGAGAAATGTCAGTGACTGAGTCTGGGTGCTTTGCAAAGACAGCAGGTCTTACTAGGAGTAGCGAGCCTATTATATACGATGGGACATTAAATTCACTGGCATGGGTTGAGAATACTTTTGTAGGCGAATCTGGCGCATATGACTTCGATAAGAAGCGAATGTCCCAATTAGACGTAGAGCGGTTTAGGTCGGTTCTAGAAGCCACAGGTTTTGATACCGATAAGATACAACAGTACTTAGATGGTATAGTTACCTATGACGATACGCTTGATGCTGATGGTATTATTAAGGATGGATGGGAGTTCGTTGAGTGGACGCAGAACGGTCGATCAGTTATCCCAATGTCGGTAATCGACAATGTTGCTGATTTGTATGATATTCCTCCTGTCACTAGCATGGGAATCTTGAACCGCGATGAGGGTCAAGACGCTGCTACACCAGGCATTGTAAGATTTACCAGTCCTGACCAGGCTGCGGCATATTTTATGCTTGGCGAGACGACTAAGACGTCAGCCGCAGGCAAGGAGGTGGGTAAGACGCGCTCTCCGTTCACACAACCATTCTTCCCGAGGTCGTTCGGTCTTCAGGCGTCCCGTTTTTCGGAACTTGTCGCCTCGATGCCTGGCACCGCCTTGTGGATGATGAACACAGGATATGTTGGAGCTGATCTTAAGGTTAAGATTCATCATTCATCATCAATGCTCGAGGCCATGTTAGCTGGCACTATTGCCTGGAAGACTGATCCTGATTTTGGCTACGATATCGTTGATGTGGATGATCCAGTCAACTCAGCGCTTTTGGAGCTAGTTCCTGCTGCGATCTTAAATCCTGTGACTGTCATTGATAATGAAGTATATCGAGACTGGGTTTCTAGGATGAAGAGAGATAGGTGTGAATTCCTACGATCCCATGGTGTCGACCCTAAAATTATTGCTACAATTTAGGCCTGTACATCCGTCAATCTGTGATTAAATTAACACAGTTACACTGAAAGGATGTGTTACTAGTGTCTAATAAAGTAATTGGAATTGATCTTGGCACCACGAACTCGTGCGTTGCCGTTATGGAATCGACCGGCCCTACGGTCATCACTAACGAGGAGGGTTCACGAACTACTCCATCTGTTATAGCTTACACGAAGGATGGCGAGCGCCTTGTCGGCCAGCCTGCCCGTCGCCAGGCGATTACAAACCCCCAGAACACCATCTTCTCTGTTAAGAGATTTATGGGCTGCAAGTACCGCGATGCGAAGACTGAGTCAGCGTCAGTGCCATATACAATCGCATCTGGCAAGGGCGGTGCTTGTACAATCGAGGTGGATGGAAAGAAGCTGTCACCTCCAGAGATCTCGGCACAGGTCTTAATGAAGCTCAAGCGTGCTGCCGAGGAATACTTGGGTGAGGAGATAAGTGATGCGGTCGTTACTGTTCCTGCCTACTTCAATGATGCACAACGCCAGGCGACAAAGGATGCCGGTAAGATTGCAGGTCTTAACGTTAAACGAATCATCAATGAGCCTACCGCAGCTGCTTTGGCGTACGGTCTCGACAAGGGTAACGATCAGGCAGTTGTTGTCTATGACCTAGGCGGTGGCACGTTTGACATCTCTGTCCTGGAGATTGGTGATGGAGTCATTGAGGTGCTAGCCACTAATGGTGATACTCACCTCGGCGGCGATGACTTCGACAACATTGTCATTGCTTGGATCATGTCGGAGTTTAAGGCCGACACCGGAATTGACCTGGCGTCAGATAAGATGGTGCTTCAGCGTGTTAAGGAGGCCGCCGAGAAGGCGAAGATTGAATTGTCTAGCACACAGCAGACCGAGATCAATCTACCATTCCTGACAGCCGATGCCACTGGGCCTAAACACCTCCAGCTGACGCTGAGTCGATCTAAGTTTGATCAGCTGACGGCGGAGATTGTCGAGAGGACTATGAAGCCTGTTAAGCGTGCCTTAAAGGACTCCGGCCTCAAGGTCGGGGCAATCGACGAGGTTATCCTAGTGGGAGGTTCCACACGCATCCCAGCGGTTCGCACTGCCGTGGAGGGCTTCTTCAAGAAGGAGGCTAATAAGTCGGTCAACCCGGATGAGGTTGTCGCCCTTGGCGCAGCTGTCCAGGGAGGAGTCTTTACGGGTGATGTCAAGGACGTACTGCTTCTTGATGTTACACCACTCAGTCTCGGTATTGAGACACTGGGCGGTGTCATGACGAAGCTGATCGATCGTAATACCACGATTCCATGCGAGAAGAGTGAGACGTTTAGCACCGCTTCTGATAACCAGTCTGCAGTGGACATTCACGTCCTGCAGGGAGAGCGGCAGTTTGCCAATGATAACAAGACTCTCGGCCGATTTAACCTAACAGGTCTCCCGCCGGCTCCACGAGGTATCCCTCAGATTGAGGTGACATTCTCAATCGATGCCGACGGTATTGTCAATGTCGGTGCCAAGGACAAGGCGACTGGCAAGGAGCAGTCGATCCGGATTGAGGGGACCGGTTCTCTTAGCGACGCCGATATAGATGCCATGGTCCAGGATGCAGAGGAAAATGCCGAGGAAGACCAGGCACGTCGCGCAAGGATTGAAGAGAAGAATAAACTTGAGGCACTAATTCACGGGCTTGCCAGGACAGTCAAGGAACACGGTGACAAGGTCGATGAGGCGGCTAAGGCCACAGTCACCGCCGCCATCGACGAGGCCCGGGCTGTCCTCGATGCCGATGGCGATTTTACGACAGCCACAGCTGACCTAGAGGCAGCATCTTCCGAGTTTGCTACCCTCCTGTACCAGTCACAATCAGATGATCCACCTGAAGACGTGTCAGACACTGAAATTATTGATGCAGACTTTGAGGAAGCAAATGGGTAGAGCAGCACTTATCTTGATGGCGATCCTGATTTCTGGATGTGCTCATTGGTCAATTAGTCTAACAGGGACATGTCCAGATCATCATCGCATTAAGGGAAATGCAGATTCATTCTACTATCATCTGCCGACCGATAGTTATTATTACGTGACTCGTGCTGAGTTCTGTTTTGAGTCCTCGGAGGTCGCCAGGCGTCAAGGATACACCAGGACACCGCGCTAAAGAGTTGCAGGAGGGCGTCGACAGTGAAAAGAGTTGTCATCTCTGACACCCATGTCGGCAGCAGTTTTTACAGGTCGGATGAGCTGCTGGAGTTTCTCAGCACCCAGGAGATGGATCAGCTTATTTTAGCTGGTGACATTATTGATTTTATTAAGATACCTGTCCTGACTGCAAACTGTGCCAGGATACTAGAGGCAATAGGCAGCAGGGCTGACGTTGTTTATATCGTCGGCAATCACGATGAGTCTCTGGCTGGCTGGATTGGGAGCGAAATATTTGGAGTCAAGTTCACCCGTGCGGTGGAGTTTATTGATGGCGGCCGAAGTTTTAGGATAGAGCACGGCGATAGTTACAATACTGGTATGATCAACGCTGCGGGATTTGTCAAGATTATATCGGTATTACAGGATATTCTGGAGAGGTGGTTTGGTATTGACCTGACATCATGGTGGGTCCGCCGACAGCTTAGGAAACACAAACTTCGCAGTATAAGTGCTATCTTAGACGTGAACAATGACGTCGATGTGTTTATAATGGGACATACGCATATTCCTGAGGTAGTCATCTGGGTGCATGCGGATCAGTCTATCAAGACATATGTCAATTCAGGAGACTGGGTGTCTAATATGACATATGTCGAGATTAATGATGGAAAGGTCAGGCTTCGTGAGTTTAAACCTCAGAAACTGCTAGCAGATGAGAATAACACCCAATCAGACGATTGAGCTTGAGTACGATGCCATTGTGTACTCATTTCGAGTCATTTCAGTAGAGCATGTATCATCAGGCTTTGATGTCATCATCGATGTGACCAACGAGTTTAAGAAGAAGTTTAAGCAACACGAGAACCTTGCTAGATGGAGTCATCGTAGGTTTGAGAAATTTTTTGTCGATTATTTGGAGAAATTTTTAGATGAGAATTGTTGATATTGGAGGTTGATGTGTTTAGAAAGGCAAGAAAAGAGTATCCTAGATTTTTTGTGAGCGATAAGGTTGTTGTCGATGAGTCTCCAATTCATGGTATTGGAATGTTTGCAACGGATATGATCGAGGCGCATGAACTAATAGAGGCATGTCCTGTTATTCTATTTCATAATGATGTTTTTGAAATTTTGAATGATTTTTTGGAGGGTCGTACTACACTCTTAGAGTATCCTTTTGGATGGAATGGAAAGATTAACGCGTTTTCTCTCGGTTATGGTGGCATCTATAATCACGACACGAACAGTCCAAATGCGACGTGGAAGTGTAATTATGAGAATGAGTCGCTGGATTTTTACAGTCGTTGCACAATTCAACCAGGTCAGGAGATCTGCACTAGGTATCTGCCTAAAAGTATGTGTGATAATTTGTGGTTTGATGATCCATCTGCGACTCCATTTCCAATAACAGGAGACTGATATAATGAGAAGGATTTTTTTGATGCTATCCTGCGTTGCGCTTTTTTCACTGGTACCATCGCCGGCCACTGCATTGAATGCACATCAGGAGGCCGTTTGCACCAAGATATTTTCTAGGATTTTCGATGTTCAACATCGTCGTGCGACTGCCGCATCATTGTTAGATGATGCGATGCGAGCCAACAGTCGAGGTGAAATGACTCGTATACAATTTCATCGAAAGGCTGAGAGGTGGCGACGTCTGGAGGCACGTCTCGCCTATAGGGCTGCCCGCCTCTACAGTAGAGCTGAGGCTCGTCAGTGCTTTGAGGGCATTGATGACAGTGCCATTGAGTACCTTGGAGAGTGATTAGTATGAAGAAGAGTGGTGTAACAGGTGTAGTGGCTCAGAATCCGTGGAGGGGACATCGCAGCAATTCGTTTGTCCTCGATGCTGATATGGAGCGTATTGAGGCATATAACCAGACGGTTGATGAGAAGTTTCAGCTTAGGATTGATGTTCCACCGGAGCCGATACACGGTAATCCGTTTGAAGCTAATATTGTCCTGCTGATGCTGAACCCAGGATTTCACGATGACGATGTCCTGTACGCCGCTGATACCGATTACTGTGAGCAACTAGAGTGCGAGATGTCAATTGTCCAGGGCCCAGGTGACTATCCCTTTGTGCCACTCGATCCTCGTTGGAGCGAGACACCGAGCGGCTCATGGTGGCGAAAGGTCCTGTCGAGGTTTATTAAAGAGGCCGGTGACATGAGGGTCTCGGAGAGGTTCTCGGTCCTGGAGTGGTATCCGTATCACTCACGAAGCTTTCGATATAAGTCGCACCTGCTCCGTCTCAGTGAGGCCACAGCATTCAATCAGACTGTTGCCGCCGCATGTGTTGATGACCCCAGCAAGACAGTCATCTGCATGAGGGGACATGACCTTTGGACACTAGGCTGTCAGTTCGATGCGTATGACCTCCCGCGACCTGTCAATCCTAGGTGTGCATCACTGACACCTGGTAACTTGGGTGATCGATTGTTCGATGATCTGATGGAGAAGGTCTTAAAGTAGTCGGCATTTTAACGTTTCCCATAGGTATTATTAACGGGAGACGCTATTATGACTCGATACCTTTGTATTCTTCTGGCCGCTTTATTTGTCGCCTGCACTCCGGCGACCTCCACCCCCACAGATCCTGTTGATGCGCCATATCCTGCGCCTGAGCCGGAACCTGATCCAATGCCTTGGGTGACATGGGAGGAGTGTGCCGGTTCAGAGGGTGAGCATGCCTGCAATGTGATACTGCAGGATCAGAACGATGAGGAGTTTAACCTATATGAGCACTTTGGCTCCATTATTGTTCTTGACTTTTCAACTATGTGGTGCGGTCCGTGTAACCAGGCAGGCCTACATTCTCAGGATGTCCAAGACCAGTACCGTGACCAGGGTGTCCTTTATGTGACCGTGCTGATTGAGAACGGCCAGGGTGTTCCTCCTGCACTTGCTGATATTCAGTCATGGGTGGACACCTTCGACGTCACGGACTCTCCGGTCCTGGTCGGCGATCGGACACTGCTTCAGAGCTCCGGAGGACCGTGGCCACTCCAGTCATGGCCGACGTTCTATTATATAGATAGGGAGATGGTAATTCGAGATATAGATCGTGGCTATAACGGCCAAGAGGTTATCCACTCCATCGAGTGGATGTTAACACTATAGTGTGATCCTCTATATATTAGTTGTGTGTGTGGTGTATAATTGGCTGCGCCCTGAATAATTATAGTTTGAACGCTAGGAGTATGCCTAATGAAACTAACACCCAGGCAGTTACGACTGATAATCAAGGAGGAGCTATCGACAGTCCTAATCGAGGATGGCACCGTTCCCCAGTCACGTCTTCCCCGGGCTCTTGAGCACACAGGTTGGTCACCTGGTAATACCACTGATTATTGGTCACGTCTCTATGATGTTGAGTTGGGTGCCTGGGCCAGCAGCGAGGGCGATCGGATTGCAGGCAAAGAGACGAAGGCGCCAGTGGTCAAATTTACAGTTACAGACATAAGTGATGACTTTGGTACAGGCGAGAAGTGGAAGCTTGTGGTATCAGGTGGGGAACGTAAAACAGCGAAAGGCGGCCAGGATCACACTCTTGTTTCAATGGTCCGCCGTCGGATGGACAGTGCCGGCGGAGATTCTCGAGCCCCTACATCCCTTCTGGGCCTCCTTAGTCGTGAGAATATTTCTGCGGAGAACCTGGCCACGGCAGTTGATGAAATGCAGGCTCTATTGGGCCAGTATCACAAGCCAGTGGACCTCGCAGATACCAGACCTAGTATGGATATGGGTGCTTAAATGAAAATTGATTTTCCATACGGCCCGGGAGACATCATCCTGACAGGTCGGTTCAAGAACAAGCGGACAGTCGTCCGGGAGATCGGGGAGGACGAGTACGGCCACCCGACTGTCAACGGCAAGCCGGCACTAAACTTTAAGATTGAGAAGCTGCTACCCAAGGACTTATGGAGTAGGAAGTCAAGGGAGACGAAATGAGACTTACATCAGGACAACTGAGGCGGATAATCAAGGAGGAGCTTGACAACTCGCCTCAGCTTATTAAGGAGAATGAGCTTCATTGGAGCGCCGAGAAACATCCTCATTTACAGGTGGGAAATAAATGGTGGGTTGCGAGACCACAAGTCGGTGGTCGAACTGGTGTCGAGATCACTTGGAGTTCTGATGGTCGACGTGAGGGATTGGATTTTCCGCTCAAGAATGCCGATGACCGAAAAGCTCTGGTTAATTGGCTTAATAGTCTGGAGTTTGATGCTCCCTCGGAAGAGGAAGAGATCGAGGATATCACTAGTGAAACTATCCCCGCCTAGACTGAAGAAGATCATCCGTGAGGAGATCCACACCATCACCGAGCAGGGGTACCGGAGTGGGTCAAACCTACGTCCGGAACCGACCACATCCTTTGAGTTTCCAAAGGCTAACGATCCGGCGATGGACATTGCTGGCCAGGTCAATGAGCTGATAGGTACAGGACACTCTCCGACTGATGCCATTAATGTGGTTGCATCGACCCCCGGCTGGTCGGTAACTTCGGTTAGCGCGGCCTGGGAGACATACAAAGATACACAGGAAGATACAGAATGAAAATATCAACAGCAAAACTCAAGCAGCTTATTCGCGAGGAACTATTCTATCGGGAGTTCTATCGCGGTGCTCCAATAAACGAAAGTGTTGGTGGCCTACCCGCTGAAATTCCTATCGTGAGGATCGGCTCAGATTTTGGTGCCGCTCACGACCAGGCCTTCGAAGAGCTGGGAGACTGGATAGCATTGTTGAATAACGATTCGACATTTACGATACTGGAGAAGACACCTACAGGCCATAGGGGCGCAAGCCCTGGCAAACTATCCGTCACGAATTCCGGTGATTATGCTACCGCAAGCGCTGTCGCTATCGATCCGGAGACAGGGTGGGTTGATACAGGCGTCACGCTGCAGCTTAGCGATTTGACGGACGACTCGAGGGCACTGATCGGCACCCCGGCGAATCGATATGCGAGCGAGCTTCAGGATAAATATGTTAAACTGGTTGAGGCTGAGTTGGAGGCACAAGGATTGACCTACGATGAGCGAATGCCTGATAACACCACCGCAAAGGTGGCACCTGCTCTGATTGAGGACATCCTAGACAAGATACGAGGCCCTGACCTTGAATACGATTCCCAGGCATTTAATAGCATTATCAGAAAGGTAATTGAGAATGCAACTGGCGAACCAAGCTTTTATTAGACAGGTCATCAGGGACATCCTCCTGGAGGAGTGCCTGCTACGGGAGGGTCCCCACGACCCCGGTAGACTCAAGGCCATTTTCATGGCGGGTGCCCCTGGCAGTGGTAAGGGAACCGCGCTTCGAACCATCTTTGGTACCGATACAGGTTTCACACCCGAGGGACTTCGCATTGTCAATGCCGACACTTTTCTTGAGAAGCTGGCACCCAATAAGAAGCCCCCGGTGGAGCTAACACCTGATCCCAAGCTCCTCGCGGATTATCGTGCCCTAAGGGATAACGAGGCCCGTACTGCGGAGGAGGAAAAGGAGTTCAAGGACCTTGAGGCAAAGCTCAAGAAGTCCCGATCCAGGATGTCGACACTCCAGCAGCGAGGCCTTAAAAAGGTGACAGGAGGTAGCGCAGGCATATCAGCACAACGCCTTGATCTCGATCCTGAGGAGTTCGGGCAGAAGTATAAGGAGGATCCCGGTAACCTGACAACGTTAGAGCGTCACATCACAGGTCGCCTTGGTGTCGTAATTGATGGTACTGCTACTAACTACGATAAGATAAAGCGGGAGAAGGCGATGTTGGACGCCCTGGGATATGACACCATGATGCTTTTTGTCTCGGTCCCGCTTGAGCAGGCGCAGCAGCAGAATATCGATCGAGGTAAACAGCCTGGCGGCCGACGCGTCCACGGAGGAAGCCAGGAGGACCAGTGGCACAAGCTCCAGGAAAACCTTCCTCTCTACCAGGATATGTTCAATAATTTTGTGATGGTCGATGCCGACAACCCAGCCAAGGCTGCCATCCCGGCCATTAATAAATTTCTTCGGTGACAATTAGTTTATAAAAGAGCCCAGGCAATGGTATACTATATCGTTGCTAGGAGTTTCTAAAGTGTTCGACGTGGCTATTGAAATGGCCCTATGGCTGACTATCGTGTTACTGCCCCTGAAGATGTGGGCGGCGTGGGAGGCAGCCCGACGGGATCAGTTGGGATGGTTCGTCTGCTTTTTCCTGGTGAACATGATTGCGCTGCCAGAGATTGTTTACCTGGTCTGGTTTAGGAAGGACAAGGGGTACCATTGGTAATGAGCTCTTCTCCTCCGACACTGGACCTACATGGCCTGCGGCACGATCAGGTGGAACATCAGGTTCACCAGTTCCTGCATGATAATCGGGAGACGATGCCCTGCAAGATTATTGTGGGCATGTCAGATGTCATGTTACGACTGGTCCACAATGTCTTGGATGAGATGAAACTGTTCAGTCACATTGAGCGATTTCAGAATCCCGGATGCCTGGTTATTTACGAAAAGAAATGGTGGGACTAACATGCCAAGTGTACTATAAAGCCAGGGAGGTCGCCATAAATAATGGTCAGCAGTATCACCTTGCAGCAATACTTCGACGTGGCAAGCAGGTGGTACGGGTTGGGACCAATACACAGAAGACCCACCCTAAGTTTAAACGAACATATTCTGATGACTCGACGGCATCACACATGCACGCCGAGATGTCAGTCCTCAGGTTTGCCAAGCCTGGTGACACGTTGGAGGTCATGCGCTTTGCCAAGCAGAAGTTGTCCATGGCTCGGCCGTGTCAACACTGTATGGAGTTCATCCGTCAGGCGGGAATTAAGAAAGTCAGGTTCACCAATGTTAGCGGTGCCTGGGAGGAATTGAGATTAAAATGAAAATTGATACGAATATTATCCTAATGATGGCACTGGCTTTTTTCGTGGCCCTGATGGTCTGGAGCAATGCACGTACTGATCGGGAGGAACACCTATGCTATGACAGCTGCTTCCCGAATGTTGGTAAAATAATCGACGACCGATGCCATTGCGCGGTCAGTCATGATGAGTGGCACCTTCACACAGTGGATGCCAATGCGCTGTGATGGTGTTTTATATACCGTTGTAAGTTGTCACCAGTTGCTATTTAATAGTGGTTACGCCGCTGGAGGTCTACGGTTGTGGGAGAATATGACGCTACGCTAGTTTTGATCTTTTGCGGTTCATTTGTGCTCCTTGCATTTGCTATTACAATGTACTTTGTAGCGAACCTGCAGAAGAGATTGAATACTCTTGAGTCCAGCTTTAACAGGGTCCTAATGAAACTGCGTATCTGGGATTCGCTTCTTTACGACTTTAGTGACGATACCCCTGAGCCTACCGTTCAACATAAGCGACATGACAACGTCGTCTATTTGACACCTCCTAATGATGATTGATCGCTAGGAATCAGGTGGCATCGAAATGCCTGGCAGATCTTGCCGTGAATTAGGATCTCGTAGACATCGTAGATAGCCCACTTTGGGTCGTCACTGATAGAGCCCGGCCGTCCCGTCTTTCTTAGGATAGCACCTGTATCTCCCTCATTGATCCTGACCTCAGTTCCAAAGTAGTCATTCCATCCAGGCCACGTGTCTAGTCTTATATAGCCAAAGAAGACTCGATATCCCTTTCGAATTCCCACTGTTGTGAACTCAAGGTCCTTAAAAATATCACCTTCTAGCGAGATGGAAACAAGCTGTCCTGGAGATAATGTCGATCTTATCAGGGAGTATTGGTCCATGAAAATAATTATGAACAGATATGTTTTCAAAAATTATTTCTATGTTGGCCATGGTTTCGACCACGATGATCCTGACATCATCCTCTCCCATTGACACACCGCGAACTGTCGGGGATCCCCTCGGTACGTGGAAGACGCCGCCGGTGGTGGAGATATGCGAGTCAGCCTCAGCCTCCCTCGGGACACCTGTCCTCGACGCCGTTGATACCTGGCGTGCTCTCGGCTACGCGATCGATGATGTCACGGCTGAATCTAACGCTGATAGTCCGTGCCAGACTGGAAATGTGGGAGGCTATATAATGATCCAAGTGGATCCGACAGCCAGCAATCCCACTACATTTTTGATGGTCGTGGAGGGAGAGATCACCTGGGCAAAAATTAAGATACCTGGTCCCATAAAGGAGCGGGTCCTAGAGCACGAGTTCGGTCATGCCTTGGGATGGCCACACAATGAGATACCTGGGCATATCATGAATGGGTCGTATGATAGGGGTGGCGACAGTTATAGGGATCTCAGAGTCGGCCCTCGTTACTATCCACCACTTCGGTCATTCCCAGGTGCAAGAGCTCCAAGGCGAGGAACAGCTAGGGATT